TCAAAAATAGTACTCACGCTCAATAAAAGTTCCTATCACCTTATCGTGCATTTCTTCGGATTTTGAATAACTGATAGTTTTTCTATTCAGTCTTTTTATTCGAGTACGCTGAGTTAAATTCGTTCTCTCTATACGCTGAGTAAACGTCTTTCCAGTCAGGTGATCTTCCTCGGGAAGGTTATCATAAACAACATAATCATCTGTGCAGTAAAACCGAATATTAAAGGACGATAAAAGAGCCAGTAGCTTGTCTAATGTTTTTCTACTGCGATCGCCAAAAACATGGGCCACTATTCGTTTTAGGCGAGGTTCCCAAGCATACCAAAGCCAGCGTTGATTTTTCTTGTTCCCCACAAATGACCATTGCTCGTCTATTTCACAGATAAGCTGAATGTTATTTCCATCAAGGGGCAGCGTCGTTACGTTTCGGGGCGTGAGTTTTTTAACGTTTTCATGACAGTAGCTGTTGCGACTCTCAGGATCCGAGCGGTGTCACGAATTCCCCCATTGTTCATCGCTATGTCGACAATCTGCTCTTTAACGCCGGGTTTGCAGGCTTGATAAGTGTATTCTAACTGAAAAACCTTACAGCAGGTATAGCAACGATAACGAGGATGCCCGCCATTCCCTTTTCCATGTCCTTTGACATGTTTTGATTTGTGACAATAACGGCAATAGACGTCAGCTTTGGCCATGCTTTACCCTTAAAAGGCGGGAAGCATATCACAACAACTAACTATTTAATACATGACCGTTTTTCTAATTTTTGATATTCAGGCAATATGGCTTTTAATGGCGATGGAAGATCTTTTAAATACGCCTCCGTTGCATCGTGTAATAACGCCTCTAATGCAAACTCAGGCTTTACTAATTTACTCACCAGAACGCTATGTTCTGCAACAGAATAAAATTGCTCTATCTGTCCAGCATATCGACATTCATTAGAAAGTCCCTGAGCAATATCTTCGAGGCAAATAGAAGATTCCGATATATTGGAAAGATATATATGCTTTTTTGTATACGTAGTTAACCAAGACATATATTAATTACTCCACACAGTTTTAAATAAGCGCCGTAATAACGACATAACGACGCTTAATTTTCTATTTATTATTTGGCTGAGAAATTACCGATAAATGTTTCAATATTTGCATCTTGGAATTCAATCGTCAGGAGATCGCGAAATTCTCCAGCGATAGCTTCTTCCTTAGCTTCTAATTGCACAATGCGCAGTACTAACTGAGGAACATTATCACCTGTCAGGATGCTGTAACGTAGTTTAAACCTACGTTCTGACAGACCATCATAAGGAATGCACTTAAATTCAAATACTGCAGGCATAACCTCTTTGCTTTTGGCTTCAACGCTTTCCAGAACAGAGCGCTTTCCACTGAAATCATGTTCTTCATGATCTTGAGATTGTGTGGCTTCAATGGTGATACGACGAATGGCAGCAACGGCTTTTTTGATATCCAACACATTGCCATCAGAATCAAACGCTATTAAATGTTCATGCCAATCTTCCAGCCATTCAGCCAGCTCTTTTTGCCGTTGTTTGCGGGCATTAATATCCAACAGAGCACGGAACGGGGCTGTTTTCTTCAGCGTAATGCTGGCAGTATTGTCTGCATGACCAGGATGAGAAATGGTACCGAGGTTAAAAACAGTTTCAGCCCGCATTTTCTCAGCATCAATAAAGCACCGGACGCCTTCACCAGAATAACTCAGAGAATATTTAACAAAATCGTCAATACTGGTCGTTTTCATTTCGCCACGAAAGCGATATCGAGAGTTATTAAACTCTTCCAGACTTTCGATATTGTAATTTTCAGGAATAAGAGCAGCAGCAAAATCGGTTTTTTTAATTGTATCCAACGATGATGCAGCAATACTCATTTCCTGAATTTGAGAAATAGCTGTGTTATCTAATTGAGACATGAAATCCTCCACTCTTTATTTTGAGTATTAATTAATATTGAAATTAAAATATAAATAGCTGAAATCAGTTTGCTGTTTTTAATTTTCGGTTCGGATCTCCGTTAAGGGAAAATAATTGCCCCTGATCTTCCTGCATAACTGTTAATTTACCGCCTTTACCCACATACATTGGTGTTTCAGTGGTATCCTCTTCTGAGGATTTACCGCGAGGTGTTGGCGAAGTGAATTTCAATTTATGAGATATCATGACGCGCTTTTCTTCGATGGAGTTGTTCAGGCGAGAGATATCCATCTCAATAATAATTTTACCTTTACTGCCATTGTTTATTACGCCCAGCGCAACTGCATTTAATGATGCTGATAGTTTATTTTCGAAAACACCCGCGTCTAACTCGGATAAAAAATCGGGTACCACGGTTTTTCTATTTTCACTCATGTTAACCTCCGTTGGTTATGGTTATTACTCCACACAGTTTTTGGTTACTCCACACTTATAGATAAGGCCACCAGCTACCCGACCTACCTAAAGAAAACAAACCAGTGACCTTATCTATAAGTGCTAAAAAAGTGCGGCTGACCAATCAGAACATTATCTTCGCTCCTCCTGGTGTTGGCTGATGAAGAATCGGTTAGCCGCAAATTACAGCAATCCTTCCTTGGTGTTCATGGTTTTGATTTGGGTCACTTGATGATTTAAATCTAAGTTAACTTAGTTTTAAATGCAAGAGAATAATATAAGAAAATTTATTTTTGTGGGATTTTTTTCGATTAGGAAAGAGGATTTTTGGTTATGTAATTGTTAATAATAATTTTTATGAAGCAGTGAAATTTACATAGAAAGGAGAACGGGGAAGGTAACGCCCGCCAATGACGGGCATTACTGTTATTTAAATCTCATATTGGACGCTGCATGCAACAGCCAAAATTGTGCACTGCTCATCGACAAGGGTACTCTGGTACTGAGTATTTAATGGCATTAAGTATTGCTGTGAACCATCTATAACTAATTTTTTGATGATTAAATGTTTTTTTTCGCCGTCAGTGATTTGAGCTAAAACTACTTTCCCTTCTGTTGGCTTTAATTTGGGGTCGAAAACAACAATAGCACCCGCTGGTATCCCCCCTCCATTAGAGGTATTCATTGAGTCATTTGGCATGCGCAGTGCAAATGAATCTGGGGAGACATTGACAAAAGAGATAATTGTTTGTGTTTTGTTATTCATGATAGGGACTCCTTTCGAATTTACATACCGAAGGGCGTCATCCCAAATCGTAAACAAAGGCACCTCATTTGCCTGCTGCATGGAAATCAATGGGATAGTTGAGTCTTCAATACCATATAGAAGATAATTTTCAGTTGTATTCAGAACCTTGGCTAATTTGCTCAACGCCTTACCTTTGGGTTCGTTCAGATCTTTCTCCCAATAGCCAACAGTTACACCTGAAACCCCTATGGATTTCCCCAAATCCACTTGGGTGAGTTTTCGCTGTTTTCTCAGATGCTTTATTCGAATACCCAAAGATGTGTCATTCATACAATGCCCGATAAAAAAATTAACTAAGTAATTTTAGCTTCTATTGATCTAAATGAAATTAGGATTTAGTATCTAAGTTTGTTTAGATATAGGAGCTCGTATGACTGTCGATGAAATCGTGTGCCACTTCGGCACAATCAAAAAAACTGCCGAATTTTATGGAGTGACTCCAGAGGCAGTTTCTATGTGGAAGAGGCGAGCTGGTGGCCTCATCCCTAAATCCAGAGCGTTAGAAGCAGAACTGCGCACTAGGGGAAAGCTGAAATACAGGACGGATCTGTATGAAAAAGTGCAGATCCAAGTAAACAAAAGAGTAGTCGAAAACTGAAATAAATAAACCACAGAAGAACAAGGGGAGTTGTGGGATGAAAAACTGGCAGATAGAAAAACAACCCGTGTGGTATTCGCGGGTTGTGAAAAAGATGATCACCCAACTCAACGGGGGTTACAAAGAAGCGTCTGAGTGGCTGGGGATTACTGAGAATTCAGTCTACAACCGTCTGCGCCCCGAGGGGGATCAGCTCTTTCCTGTCGGGTTTGCTGAAGTCATTCAAAACGCCTGTGGGGAACCATTGCTGGTGGAAGAAATGGCACGACGGGCTGGTGGTGTGTTTGTTCCGTCGCCGGCGGTGGAGGTGGACAGGGAAGATATTACCACCAAGTTCAATGAATTGGTTGGAAAGATGGGTGAGCTGGCGCAGCGCTGGAATGAATTTACCGCCGATGGCGTGATTGATCAGCAGGAACGGGAAGAGCTGAATTACATCGGCGAACGGTTACAAGTGCTGACATTAGAATATCTGAGTCTGTCATATCGCTATTTCTGCCCGCCTGAAAAAGTTGACGCCCCAGATTCGCGGTCTGAGGCGTCGGCGCGTCAAAAACATTGTGTGGAGTAATTAACGCATGAGCAGTGTAACCAAAAATCAGGGTATTGCGCAAATTCGTTGCCGCTTCACACCGGGTGATGCCACCACACCGTTCTGCTATGAAATCAGGATACTGGGTAAGTGGGCGCCGACCAACCACGGATTTACTCAGTGGGCTGCGGGTGAATACAGGAAACGGGGTCATGGGCAATGAGAACATTAAAAAACTGGATCGCCGTTATCGTGATAAGCGCGGTATCGAAGTTCATGTCATTGGCTGGGATGTTGAACGTCGGTGGGTCGTTTTTATGCGAAAAGGCTATGAGCATCCGTGCGTGGAACCGTTGCGGCACTTCAAAGAAAAATACACCCGTATGGATGAGTGAGGGGATGGTATGAGTTTGTTATTGTTAAAAAATCGTCCACTGGTGGTCATTCCTGAACTGGCGGTGCGCCTCGGGTTGAATGAGGCTATTGTTTTACAGCAGATTCAATACTGGCTGATTGAAACCGCGTCCGGCATTGAGGCAAATGGTCGCCGCTGGATCTATAACACCATTGAGAAATGGCAGGAGCAATTCCCGTTTTTTTCCGAATCCACCATTAAGCGTGCGTTTGCTAATTTAAAAAAAATGGGCGTGCTATGCATTGAACAAATTAATAAATCTAACCACGACCGTACGAATTACTATTCGATAAATTATGAACATGCGTTATTGAACGATGAGGTCAAAATGACCCCTTCGAACAATCCAAAACCAAATAATCGAAAAGGTCAAAATGACCCTATCGATAAGCGCAAATTGAAACAGTCAAACGGGTCAGAATGCGCCACTCTGAACGGGTCAAATTGGCCTGATCTTACAGAGAATACAACAGAGATTACTTCAGAGAATACAACAGAGACTAACTCTTCTTGTCAGGTTCCCGAGGAACCCGACGCCGCTCGACAGGTATTGAATTATTTCAATCAGGTTACTAATTCCAGCTACCGTGACGGTAAAACTACGGTGGGATATATCCGCGCTCGACTGAGTGAAGATTATGCTCCAGAAGATCTAACATTGATCACCGACTACCTGACTGCCAAATGGGCAAATGATGGCAAAATGCGGGATTACCTGCGCCCGAAAACCCTGTTTAGCCCGGAAAATTGTGCGGAATATTTCGATAAGGCCCGCAAATGGTGCCAGGCAGGGCGTCCGCCATATGTTAACGGCCGCTGGCTGAAAGCCGGAGAAACAGACACCGTCATCGATACCGTGGAGCGTGACGCCACATTCAGACAGCTATTTTCAACAGGCTGGACCCCGGCAAACCGTATTCAGGAACGGGCGGCACAATTGGCACGTAAAGCGGGAGTGGGTCGCATGAGTGAGGTGACTGGACTGGCTGCTTGGCGTGGGATTTGGAAGCAGGCCGCAGAACAGATTGCGAGAGAAGATCTGCCATCGGGATTTCGGGTTGTTGGGGGAAGCCCCGATCAGGGGGAGGGAATTATCTAATGGTGGATTCTAGCGTCTACTTACAACTGTTACAGGCACTGAAAGAGCAATCCACCCACAAACTGGCTGATATTGGCGATCAGTGGTGTACGCCTGATGAGATTTTCTGGGGCATTAATGCCATATTCGGCCCATTGGTACTTGATTTGTTCAGCGATGGCCATAATGCCAAATGTTCGAATTTTTACACGGCAGAAGATAACGCACTGACACGGGACTGGTCTGAAAAGCTGAAAGAGCTGGGTTGTGGCGCTGCGTTTGCCAACCCACCTTACAGCCGGGCAAAACAACAGGCGGGACAGCATATCACCGGCATGACACATATCATGAATCACGCACGGGCAATGCGAGCAAAATTTGGCCGTTATGTTTTTCTGATTAAGGCTGCGACCAGTGAAACATGGTGGCCTGAGCAGGCGGATCATGTGGCGTTTATTCGTGGGCGCATAGGATTCGATTTACCAACATGGTTTGTACCGGCGGATGAAAAACAGGTACCAACAGGGGCTTTCTTTGCGGGGGCGGTTGTTGTGCTGGATAAGCAGTGGCAAGGGACATCCATCAGTTATATCGACAGGGATGAGTTAATTGCTAAAGGCAAGGCGTCTCTGTCACAGGTGAAATGGCGGATGGAAAGGGGGACGGCATGTCAAATTTAATGATGCACAGATTAACCATGTCGAGTAGGGAAATTGCGGACCTGGTTGAGTCCCGGCATGATTCAGTTAAACGAGCCGTCGAACGGCTGGCAGAGCGTGCAATTATTCAACGCCCACCAATGGTGGAAGTCAAAAATCACCAAAATCAGACCACTTATGAATACCGGATAGGCAAACGTGACAGTTACGTGGTGGTTGCACAGTTATCCCCTGAATTTACTGCTCGGCTGGTAGATCGCTGGCAGGCACTGGAACAGCACCAAATTTCTCATATCCCCCAAACGCTGCCTGACGCATTGCGGTTAGCGGCAGATTTAGCAGAGCACAATCAGGCGTTGGAATCACAATTAGCAGATGCCGCCCCAAAAGTGGCGTTTGTTGATCGGTATGTGGATGCGCGTGGGTCAATGACATTTCGGCAGGTTTGCAAGCTGATTGAGGCAAAAGAACCGGAGTTTCGCGGGTTCCTGTTGGACAGGCGGATCATGTATCGATTGAATGGCACGATGATGCCCTACCAGAATCACATCGATGCAAAACGGTTTGAAGTGAAGACAGGCGCAAATATCACTAATGCTCATGCGTTCACGCAATCACGGTTTACCACGAAGGGAATTCGCTGGGTGGCGGGGTTGTGGGCGGAATACAAAGTGGGGTGCATGGCATGAATTATTTACTGACCCCACACATTGTCCGTGATCTGGGGCTGGTGGTCTTTAAGCCGGGTCGCCAGCTCCTGAATGGGTTTTATGGCAGGATGTTGCTCACGCCTGAGCCTGCTACGCTCAAGTCTGCGCCTTCAGGGAAAGTAGCGGAGGGGCAATGGCTGGCAGCGGATGAGCGTTTACAGCCATTTTTTCAGCATGAACGTGTCATCAAAGCTGCTGGTGGATTGGAAGCGATGAAGCACTATATCACCCAAACTATCTCATTCTGTCAGGCGGAGGATGAGGAGGGTTATCATCATCATCTACTGACAATAACAGAACACAATAACAGTGTTGTCAGAACATGTTGGCATCATGATAACCAGTGCCGGGACGGCTCAGATCGCATACAGGGCGCCGCAGAACAAAACCTGTCTCAATGGGTGCTGTATAACGTGATCAGTTATTTCCGCTTGCCTGCCCACCATCAGGTAACGTGGCCGGAATTGTTCAGTTGGGCGGTCATTCATCGGGTGACGAATTTGCTCCCGTCACTTATCAGTCATCGCGCCCTGCAGCGGGCAGATGACCATGGAGAAAAAATTGAAAGCACCACCAGCGAGCACGATATCCGATGGGAGACCCTGACTTCACAGGATATTGTTAATGAGCGCGTGGATCAGGTTAAAAATGTACTGGCGGTAGAGGTTGACGCTGAGCCGCCCAGTAGCTTTATGCGTTTGCCAAAATTAAAACGGTGGCGCAATACCCCATGGTTGCAATGGGTTAAATCCCAGCCCTGTGCGGCCTGTCAGCGTCCTGCCGATGATCCCCACCACATTATCGGTCATGGGCAGGGCGGAATGGGCACTAAGGCACATGATTTGTTCTGCCTGCCACTTTGCCGGGAATGTCATGACGAACTACATCGGGACAGGCTGGCATGGGAAGAGAAACACGGCAGCCAAGTGGATTTATTATTTCGTTTTTTGGACAGATCACTGGGGATAGGGGCAATCAAATAATGATAAAATGGTACTCGCATGATTTGCAGTACGTGCGTACTCAGATTATTCCCGCGCTGGCGGATATGGCCGGTGAAACCAAGGGACAATTGGCCGCATTTGAAGACTCTCCACTGACATGCACAGATCACTACAAGCGCAATAAAACCCGAATCAGGGTGGGAAATTACTGGGTGGTACGGGATACTGATCCGGTTTTTTGTCCTGAAACACGAATGAGAAAACAGCCCAAACCGCCTATTAACCCGATAACATACAGTTTGAGTTCGTGGCGGCGGGCAGTACTGGCGATGGATAAACCCAAACTGGCATGGGTGTTGTACTGTTATGCACATTCCCTGGATTATCGCTATCAGGTTGAAATATGCGAATATCTTTGGGGAGGCTTTCTGGCAGGGCAAGCAGCCCGAAGGTTGTCAATCAAAGTGAGCACGAGATTAAAAGGATTGGTATGGTTGGCCGTTCAGCAATGTGTTAAGGCGTATCGTTCAGAGAGTTTCTGCTCTTATACCAGATCAGAATTGGCTGGCTTGGCTGGGGTGAGTTTATACAATTGGAAAAATAATTATGCGGCACATTGGAGCGCCTTGGTAGAGTTATGCGAAACCATGGATAGAGAAGCACTTCAAGATATTACCAGATTAAGAATTGAACAAAAATCAAACCATGATCTATAAAACTTGCAAAAGTGTCCGAAATCAGCCATATTTTAATCAATTCTGATATCTTGCCAGAATTGTAAGTAATAAATTAACCCACTTAATAGGTGGGTTTTTTATTGCCTGAAATTAAGAATAAGACTTGCTGTTGCCATTGGTCAGAGTTACATGTGTGTTCATGCCGATTAACTGACCAAAAGGTTAAAATTATCATGCTAAAACATGAAGATATGACAACAACAGCCGCCTGTGTTTTGGAAACAGCCCCCCTGTATGACTGGGCTTCTGTTTCAGATATTTCTACCCTGACGGGGCTATCAGCGCCACGTTGCCAATTACTGTTAACTCAATTTTGTCTGGCTGGCCTGATGGAAAGCCGGGACAACGACACCTTTTTTAAGCGTTGCCCCTGATGGGGCAGTTTCTTAAGCGGTGAAATGAACGGCTGGTGGATTGAATAACGTCAGCCTTTCATCCTGTGCTTCCAGAGAGCAAGCCAGCGTCGAGAGGAAAAAAGCGGATGGATGTTCGCCCTATCACATTAGTCAACGACGACTCTCTAAAATTTATCAAAACTCTGCCGGATAACTGCATCGACTTAATCGCCACTGACCCGCCGTACTTTCGTGTGAAAGACTGCAGCTGGGATAACCAGTGGGAGGACGTCACGGCCTACCTTGCGTGGCTGGATGAACTACTGTCTGAATTCTGGCGGGTATTGAAACCTAACGGCAGTCTGTATATGTTTTGTGGTTCGCGTCTGGCCTCTGATACTGAGCTGCTGGTGCGGGAACGGTTTAACGTGCTGAACCATATTATCTGGGCGAAACCGTCTGGCCCGTGGCGCAGGCAGAATAAAGAAAGCCTGAGAATGTATTTTCCGGCAACAGAAAGGATCATCTTTGCTGAACATTACCAAGGTCCCTATCACCCAAAAGGCAATGGCTATTTCAAACAATGCCGGGAACTGAAACAGTCGGTGTTTAAACCACTAATCGATTATTTTCGTGATGCACGGAAAACGTTAGGTATCACGGCAAAAGACATTCACGCCGCCACTGGGAAGCAGATGGCCAGTCATTGGTTCAGCGACAGCCAGTGGCAGTTACCCAATGAAGGGGATTATAAAAAGCTGCAGGTATTGTTTGAATGTGTCGCTGAAGAAAAGCACCAACGTGGAGAATTAAACAAACCCTATCGTGAGCTGGTGGAATCGAACCTTACCTTGTCACGCCAGTATGAAGAATTGCGGCAGGAATACGGTTTGTTGCGCCGTTCGTTCTCGGTCACGGTAGAAGTGCCTTATACCGATGTCTGGCATTTTTCACCTGTTCAGTATTATCCGGGCAAACATCCTTGCGAAAAGCCGGCTGACCTCATGACGCATATTATCCAGTCCAGCAGCCGCGAAGGGGATCTGGTGGCCGATTTATTTATGGGGTCTGGGTCGACACTGAAAGCGGCGTTAAAACTCAATCGTCGTGTGCTGGGCGTTGAACTGGAAGAAGAACGGTTTAAGCAGACGGAACAAGAAATCAAATTATTCATAAATAAATGAAATTGATTTCAGTGGATTGTAGAAATGACCACACAAGGCTAATCGATATATTCAATCATAAGGATTTATTAATATATTCATCCTGTTTAACAGCAGGCGAAAATTAAATATTAAATTTAACTTCCCATTATTTATAAATATAAGGAAATAATATGTCTGAATTTATTAAGCCTGAACATGAATGTCCATTTGACCCAAAACACTATCAATGTGACTGCTTTATTGCACCGGTGGGTTCATTCTCTTGGGCGTTGATTCAATTAAAACTACGCAAACGTGTTGCCCGTTCTGTCTGGGGTGGCAAAGGGATGTATCTGGCTATCACTCCACGAGTAAATGATTTAACTGTGGAAGAAGGCAGCGCTTATGCGGTTGATGGTGTCGCGGTTGGGACTCAGTACGATTATCTGACGCATATCGATCTGCGCAATGAGCATGGTAATTTTGTTCCATGGCAACCAACGCAAGAAGATATGATGGCATGTGACTGGAAATTTTTTGAGGATAAGGTAAAGCCAGAACCTGATACGAAACCAGAACCAGAAGTAAAACAAGAGCCGGAACTGAAATCAAAACCTTACACTGTGGTCTTTGATATAACTCCTGTTAGAGATGAAAAAACTCGATGGGGAGCATTACACGTTGATGAAAAACCACCAATTATGATTGAAAATAATCTGGAGCTCGCAAATATAGGGGGAGCTACATGGACTATTAGTGATCATTATAACGACCCTGATGAGAAGAAAGAGCATGGAGATCAGTTCAGTGTAAATCTTATACCTGAGATTCGTGACACACCCCTCTTTCAGGATCTTCGAAAAAGAAAATTAATAATTACAGTTAATGGGGAAACATATAATCTTGGAAATTGTTTAAGATGGTCAAAAATTGATTTTACTAATTGGTTTACTTACCGTGGTGAAGATGCTGAAAAAATCGGTAGTCTTTTAAAACAATCAGATAAAACATTCCGCTTCTACTGTAATTGGTATGAGTAATATCTCAAACGTTCTAGGGTAGTCTTTTTGTAGTCAATTTCCGTTTTTTCTCCCTCATTTGAGGGGCGAAAATAAGAAGTGACTATAGATCATTAACCAATTTTGCCACCGCAATCACTCACAGAACCTCAGTAGCTTCTATTGCGGCTGGCATCCTATAAACTCACTAGTGAGGTGAATGATGAATATTGAAGTCGCCATGCCACAAAAATCTAACCGGATTGACAAAGCTAAGCTCGAACTAGCAAAAGAAGGTAACGGTGATTTTAGGGTAGCTATCATTAATACATTGACAGCTAAAGTTGTTGTTGCCGGTATCAGTGATGTACATGGCTTGAAGGTCTCATTTGAGTATTCAGAAGACTTTGTGACGGATGAAGTTACCTTGAAAGCGTTTAATGACAGAGCCGTGGCTTTTGCTGAGAAAACAATGAAGGATTTAAAAATCCCCATGTTAACCTGATCTTCAGCGAAAAAGAGAACGCCCCGTTTGCTAACCATAGATAACCCATGTTCCGCGTTCTCAGACAATAGTTACTATCTGAGCCTTTTTCATTTCTGGGGGGAATGAATGTCTGCACTAATCACCGAATTTTTAGTTATCCGTCCTGCATCTGAACAACCCACGCCGGATATGAACGGCAAAGAGGTGCTGGTCTTGAATCCTTGCGATGGCTGGCACATTGGTTATGTCAACTTCTGGGATGGAGAATACAGCGGTATCTACCGATGGATAGGTGAGGAGTTTGAGCCTCGGTACTTTTATGTCGCCTGGGCACTTTTGCCGGATGGCTTGAAAATGGGCGATGCTTTCGAAGATCAGAGTGCGACACCGGAAGAACATGATCGTTACTGGGCAGCAAGAAAGATGCCGAACGGGAAATAAGTTTTCTGCCAGCACCAAACTTCAAATATACAACTTACTGAATCAAGCACTCGACTAATAGACAGATTTTATAATACGCCACCCTATTTTAAGGCGTATTAATTCTGCAATTGGTTATTCAATTGAGATAAAAATCCGACCTAAGTAAGATTAACTGGCAATTTAGCAGTAGGATGAAATGACCTTTAACGAATAATAAAGTGAGGGATTTATGTCTGAAGTTAATAAGCCGGATAATAAAAAATGCTCATTTAATCCTGATCAATACAAATATAAGAAAAGTATTGATATTGAAGTTGACGATGTAGCACCTGTGGGTTCTTTCCCGTGGGCGGTGATTCAAGTGTATTTGAATAAACCAGTAAGGCGTAGCGACTGGGATTCTAATATATACCTTATGCCTAAATACGATGATTCAGGTAGCGTTATCTATCTTCAGTGGCTGGATAAAGATGGAAACATCTTACCTTGGACGCCTGAGCAGGAAGATATGGTGGCTTGTGATTGGGTTTCTATGGATTGTATGCTGGCTTTTAGGCTAAAACTGGGAACCAGTAAGTACGGAGGTACTTCTGACACTGGGGCTCCTGGCCAAGATTGGGGGTATATGACCATACATGGAGACAAAATTTCAAATGAATCCACTTTCGGTACGTTAACTAAAATTCAGAATAAAACAGATATTGAGAACATTTTAATGTTCTATTGGGAGGATCGGCAAGGTTACAGAAACTTACGTCTGAAAACATCTTCCAATCAAGAAAATTATCAGAATATGCTGAATTTAACGAAAAAATCCCTTTATATAACTGTCGATGGGGTGTCCTATAATGTTGGCGCTCCGGTGGTGCCACCATCCTACCCAACTAACGATGGCACTAATTATTGGTACACTGCTTTTTATGAAAATGATGATGCACAAAAGGTAGGCACCATACTGAAACAAACTGACGAAATTAAGATTTTTTGCCTTAACTGGAAATAAATCATCCAAATCTACATCCTGAATTCAAGGTCACGCAATGCGTGGCCTTTTTCGTATCTGCACTCCTAACTGATTGATATTCATTCGATATCGGAATTCCGGTAACGGAATCTATTTATTTTCTGGCTGCACCAACAGAGCGGGAGGCGGAGCAGTGAAATACATGGGCAGTAAATCCCGTATCGCAAAATATGTTGCGCCCTTCATCTTGGCGCACTTAACGACAGAGACAGTTTATGTTGAGCCCTTTGCTGGCGGCATGAACATGGTGAGTCACATAAATGATGCTCACACGGGTACCGTTATTGCGGCTGACAGCCACGCCTATCTGATGGAAATGTGGTTGGCGTTGTTATCCGGCTGGGAACCTCCGGGACGAATATCACGAGAGCAGTATTACGCAATAAAAAACAATAAAACTGAAATACCGCATTTAACAGGCTGGGTGGGGTTTAATTGTAGTTATGCGGGGCGATGGTTTAACGGGTACGTGGGGGTAACACAAACTCAATCACGGGTTCGTGACCATCAATTAGAGGCTCGCAACAACATTCAGCGACAGCTGACTAAATTAGATGGCGTAATATTGCAGTGTTGCGATTACCGGGAATTAAATATACCGACGGGGGCGGTCGTTTATTGTGATCCGCCCTACGCCAATACGACAGGATACCAAGACTCATTTGACTCAATTGAATTTTGGGACTGGGTTCGTGAATTATCGCGCCGTTGCACGGTCTTTGTTAGTGAATATACCGCACCCGATGATTTTAATTGCATTTGGTCGCGCGAGGTGGTTAGCGGTATCTCAGGAACAAAAACAACCTCAATTGAATCGCTGTTTATGATGAAATCCAATCCAGTTTAATTTTTAAACTTTTCCGACTAACTCAACTCACAGGGGCGACCATAGCTCACCCCACGGACGCCCATTGTTCTAATGGGGTGGATTATGCGTATGCCAAACAAAGACCCAAGCAGCTTTGAACTGTATCAATGGCTGCTGCTTTTGCTGCTTTCAGCCTGGGGCGGAATAGTCCGCTACCTTATCGATTTAAAAACTAACAATACCCGCTGGAGTTGGTTTGGGGCCTTTGCTCAGGTCGCCATTTCAGGCTTTACCGGATTGATAGGGGGTTTTATCAGCCTTGAGGCGGGACTGAGTTTATTTCTGACCTATGCCAGCGCGGGCATGTCCGGCGCCATGGGAAGCATAGCCCTCACATATTTCTGGAACAGAGTGACAGGTGACCAACGATGAAAATCAGCGAGAACGGTTTGAGATTTATTCAGCAATGGGAAGGCCTGAAACTGAAAGCCTATCCCGATCCTGCGACGGGAGGCATTCCGTGGACGATTGGCTACGGGCATACAAAAGGTGTTAAGAAAGGCGATGTGATTACAGAGCAGCAGGCCGAAGATTTTTTACACGATGACCTCACATTCGCTTACGCCACACTGGAGTGATGGGTTAAGGTGCCACTGACTCAAGGTCAGTTTGATGCCCTATGTTCCTTTATCTTCAATTGCGGCAGCGGCAACTTCTCCGGTTCTACTTTATTGAAGAAACTCAATGCCGGTGACTACAAAGGTGCGGCGGCGGAGTTTCCCCGATGGGATAAAGCGGCAGGTAAGGTGATGAACGGGCTGACTAAGCGCAGGGCATCTGAGCAACAGATGTTTTTGTCATGAAACTCAGCGCAACCCACTACACGATCATGGCTCTGATAGGGATGACAGCGGTGGCCTATTATTACCGTTCTGAGTATGTGAAACAGAAAATCACCAACGACTATCAGTCCGATGAAATCCAGCAACTGACTGACCGTATCAACGACCAGAACACGCACATTGATATCCTGCATGAACAGGATGTTAAACGTCTTAAGGTACTTGCCAATGCTAAATCTAAGATTGATCAGCTCAGTGACAATTTGCGTACTAACACTCAGCGCGTGTTCGTCAAAGCCGAGTGCCCCGTGCATGAAACCTCTGCCCCCTCCGGCGTGGATAGTTCAAGACCCGCCAGACTGGCGAAAGACGCTGAACAAGATTATGTACGTCTCCTCGGAGAGCTTGAAACCCTCGAAAGCCAGTTCCTTGGATTGAGGGATTACGTGAATACTGAATGCAGAGGAAACAATGGAAAACCAACACCGTAAAATCACCGGCTATCGTGAATTAACCCAAGATGAAATTGATTGCATGAACAAGATTAAGGCACTGGGTGAGGAAATAGGTCAGCTTTATGATCACCTTGTAAAACCCAATACTGATGTTGATATGCGTTGGTTGCTCGAAGGTCGTACTGACCTACAAAAAGGGATCATGTGCTGGGTTCGTGCCGTGGCTAAACCAACCACATTCTGACTGATTGCCCCCTCAGAGCCAATGATACTGGGGTGGCAGGAATAGGTTAGGGCGCAGTGTGGGTGAGTCATGAGAGGACGGCAGGAATGAACCGTCCTACTCGGTTTTATAGTATGTTCAATTTGGCTAATTTGCCGGTGGAATATAAGGGGGAATTGGAATTACGGGTTTTGGCAAAGGAAAAAAGGGCATACGAAATGTTTCCCTGTAGATGTTAGAACGCGTACAGGGCCACTCAATGGTGCGCTGGGAGAATCAGCATAAGTTAGCACTGGAGCTAAAATAGCCGAACCCGCCAACAGGCAAAAAAGAATGAATTTTTTCATTTTACTCTCCACTTGTAACGTCATTATCAAAAGTTTGATAAGCCTAATAATCGTAGACTCTACCCAACAATAAACGAATAATGCTTAACAATTAGTTAACGCCTGAAACTAAAGTCAATATTTCTTTGCCCATTCCTTGAGTGGTTGAAGGAATACGGATAACGCATGCTGCCACTTCATTCCTACCGCGTACCCAACGCACACGGACTGGTGGCATTTTTATTTGCGTCGGGTTATCGCCGTCTGACGGTATTAGCTGAGACCTGTTCCCTTTGCATCGAGCGTACCGACAGAATCAAAAATAACCCATGCCACCGTGTAGGACGGATCATTATCAGCAACATCCGCTGTAGGCAGAAAAAATGATGTGACAGCCGGAGAGACGGCCTGCCTTGCCATCATGATTCATTGAGTCGTGATAGCTATGCAGTAGAGACCAAAGTCCGATTATCGGACATTGCCCATATTTAGGGCACTGACAGTAGCCTAAGTATAAAGTAGACTGAAACTTCAATAAGATTAATGAACAAAAGGAGTTTGGGTATGATAATGATTCTGATTATTTATGTTCTTATGGTACCTGCGATTACCGTGCTAACGGTTGCTTTATTGATTGGATTGATAGCTGCATACCGAGAATTAAAGGCACGCAATACACAATTTAATTGGCTGCTCATTATACTATTAGGTACTGGACTTGCTGTCTCGTTCTATTATTTTTGTATTGTTTGGGCTAAGGTTTTCGCCATCATCAAAATGGTATAAAAGGTCACGCTTAGCATCTGACAACCAACCACCTCCGGGTGGTTTTTTGCTTTATGGAGGGCAGCACATGCCACCCCGTATCCCCCGCGCCTGCCGCAAGCAGGGTTGCCCCAAGACCACCACCGACCGAAGCGGCTACTGTCCTGACCACCTGCACACCGGCTGGCAGTCTCACCAACAAGGCAAGAGCCGACATGAACGCGGCTACGGCAGCCCATGGGACAGATTAAGGGCCACCATCAAGGCCAGAGACAAGCACTTGTGTCAGCAATGCCTGCGTCAGGGTCGGGCCGTGACAGGAACAACGGTTGACCATATCAAACCCAAAGCCCACGGGGGCACGGATGCGTTATCCAATTTGGAATGCTTATGCTGGTCTTGCCATCGGGCGAAGACCGCAACGGAGCGACTGCGATAGTCACTCAACGACTGATAATTAATGCCAGTGAGTAAATATATCTGATGTAACCATGACAGTTAAACAATGGCCTGCTGATGTAATTTTTATCTGAAATCATTGCTGTTGTCATGGTCACGTATGAGGAGGGGCGGGTCAAATCGCTACCCCTCTCGCCCCACAGGACCGCCGCCTTAAGTCTTTTTTTATACCCGCGAAAAATGAACTTTAAACCGGAGGCCTTTTTATCCCTCTTTCACTGTTTTTGAGCACGGGAGGTGCTGCCTATGGCTGGAACGGCGGGCAAGTCAGGTCGTCGTCCCAAGCCGACGGCCCGCAAGGCACTGGCCGGCAATCCGGGCAAGCGCAAGCTGAACCGGGATGAACCGGCATTCACCCCGTTGACGGGCGTTTCCGCGCCGGACTGGTTTGCCGACAGTAACCTGCCGCTGGCCGGGGTGATGTGGGCGCTGACCAGCAAGGAGTTATGCGCACAAGGGTTACTCTGTGTCACCGATCTCGCGGTGCTCGAACGCTGGTGTGTGGCGTACCAGTTCTGGCGCAACGCGGTGGTAAATATCGCTGTGCAGGGGAATACCGTGACTGGTGCCACCGGCGGCCCCATCAAAAACCCGGAGCTGACCGCCAAAAAAGAGCAGCAGTCTGAAATGGACACCACCGGCTCCCTGCTGGGGTTAGATCCGAGCAGCCGCCAGCGCCTGATTGGGGCGGCGGGTCAGGCCAAAACCGACAATCCGTTTATGAGGATGATTTCATCATGAGCCGTAAATCCTATCTGAACGTCAATGCGGCGAGCCAGTACGCCCGTGATGTGGTGCGCGGCAAAATTGAAGCCGGTCGTCATGTCAGGGAGGCCTGTCAGCGGCATCTGGATAACTTAAGTCAGGAAAAAACGAAAGCGTTTAAGTACCGGTTCGATAAAGAGTTGGCCGAGCGGGCGGCGAAGTTTATTCAGTTGCTGCCGCACACCAAAGGCGAATGGGCATTTAAACGGATGCCCATCACGCTGGAGCCGTGGCAGTTATTTATTGTCTGTTCGGCCTTTGGCTGGGTGCATAAGGGCAGTCGGTTGCGCCGCTTTCGGGAAGTCTATACGGAGATCCCCCGTAAAAACGGTAAATCCGCCATTTCAGCCGGAGTCGCCCTCTATTGCTTTACCTGTGATGACGAATTCGGGGCGGAAGTGTATTCCGGGGCCACGACCGAGAAGCAGGCATGGGAAGTGTTCCGACCGGCGCGCTTGATGTGCAAGCGCACCCCGCTGCTGATTGAGGCGTTTGGCATTGAAGTGAACGCGTCAAACCTGAACCGCCCGGCGGACGGGGCGCGCCTTGAACCCTTGATTGGCAACCCCGGTGACGGGCAGTCCCCCAGTTGCGCCATTGTCGATGAATATCATGAACATGATACCGACGACCTGTACACCACCATGCTGACGGGGATGGGGGCACGGCGTCAGCCCCTGATGTGGGCCATCACCACGGCAGGCTACAACATTGAAGGCCCCTGTTATGACAAGCGCCGCGAAGTGATTGAGATGCTGGCCGGTAATGTGCCCAATGACGAACTGTTCGGGCTGATTTACACCGTGGATGAGGGGGATGACTGGACGTCCCCGGCCGTATTGCGCAAGGCCAACCCGAACATGGGCGTGTCGGTGTATGCGGATTTCCTGTTAAGCCAGCAGCAGCGCGCCCTGAATAACCCGCGGCTCGCCAGTGTCTTTAAAACCAAGCACCTGAATATCTGGGTCTCCGCCCGAGAGGCGTACTTCAATATGGTGAGCTGGAAACAGTGCGAAGACACGTCGCTGACACTGGAACAGTTCGAGGGACAACCCTGTTATCTGGCGTTTGACCTGGCCCGTAAGCTGGACATGAACAGCATGGCCCGGCTTTTTACCCGTGAAATTGAGGGCAAACGCCATTTCTACAGTATTGCCCCGCGGTTCTGGGTGCCGTATGACACGGTCTACAGCGTTGAGCAGAACGAAAATCGGCGCAGTGCCGAGCGTTTCCAGAAATGGGTGGCAATGGATCTGCTGACCGTCACGGAAGGCGCTGAAGTCGATTACCGCTACATCCTTGAAGAAGCCAAACTGGCCTGCCACCTGAACCCGGTCAATGAAGCGCCGATTGATCCCTTCGGGGCGACGGGATTGTCCCATGCGTTGGCGGATGAAGGCATTAACCCGATCATCATTACCCAGAACTTTACCCACATGAGCGACCCGATGAAGGAGCTGGAAGCCGCCATTCAGTCCGGCCGCTTCCATCACGATGGCAACCCGATTATGGCCTGGTGTATTGGCAACGTGGTGGGGAAAACGCTGGGCGGGAATGATGACATTGTGCGGCCCATCAAGGAGCAGAAGGACAGCAAAATTGACGGCGCGGTGGCCCTGATAATGGCGATGGGGCGCGCTATCCTGCATGAAGAACCCGACTTTCTTTCCAACCTCGACCCGGATGACCTGTTAATGCTATGAAAAACTTACTGATTGATACCACCGCCCTGACCGGCGTCGGGGCGGTGCTTGCGGGCTGTTACCTGAAATACGGGCTGGCGAATACCCTGATTATCGGCGGTGCGCTGTTTATTGCCTATGCCCTGGTGGTGGCCAGAAGGGGGAAACATGCTGCTTGATGCCCTGTTCCGCCACGACCCCCTGGAGAACCCGAAAACCCCGCTGACAGCGGAGGCGGTTGATCACGATGGCCTGTTCAGTGCTGACGTGTATGTCAGCCCCGAAACGTCAATGAAACTGGCGGCAGTCTATGCCTGCATCTATGTGCTGTCCTCTTCGGTGGCGCAGATGCCGCTGCATGTGATGCGCAAGAACGGCAAGAGCGTGGACATGGCCCGTGATCACCCGGTGTTTTACCTGATACACGATGAGCCGAACGACTGGCAGACCAGCTATAAATGGCGGGAGCTGAAACAGCGCCATATCCTCGGCTGGGGCAATGGTTATTCGTGGGTGAAACGTAACCGGCGCGGGGAAGTCACGGCCCTTGACGCCTGTATGCCGTGGGAAACCACCCTGTTGAACACGGGCGGGCGCTATACCTACGGGGTGTATAACGAAGACGGCAGTTTTGCCATCAGCCCCGACGACATGATCCACCTCCGGGCGCTGGGCAATAACCGGAAATTAGGCCTCAGCCCCATCCTGCAACATGCGGAAACCATCGGCATGGGCATGAGCGGGCAGAGATATACCAGTTCATTTTTTGGCGGGAATGCCCGGCCGGCGGGGATTGTCTCCGTGAAAGGAGAAATCAACGATAAAGGCTGGGAAAGGCTCAAACTGATGTGGCAGAAAGCCGCCGCCGCCCTGCGCCGTGAGGAAAATAAAACCCTGCTGCTGCCCGCAGAACTGGATTATCACGCCCTGACCGTGTCGCCGGTGGATGCCCAGCTGATCGACATGCTGAAACTCAACCGTTCCATGATAGCCGGGCTGTTCAATGTGCCGGCCCACATGATTAACGATCTGGAGAAAGCGACGTTTTCCAATATCAGCGAACAGGCCATTCAGTTTGTCCGCCATACCGTGATGCCGTGGGTGGTGAACTGGGAGCAGGAACTGAACCGCCGATTGTTTACCCGGCAGGAAAGGGCGGCGGGGTTTTATGTCCGTTTCAATCTGGCGGGACTCTTACGCGGCACCCCGAAAGAGCGGGGCGAGTTTTACCACTTCGCCATTACGGATGGCTGGATGAGCCGCAATGAAGCCCGTGCCTTTGAGGACCTGAATCCGGTGGACGGACTGGATGACATGCTGGTGAGTGTCAATGCCGCCAATCTGCTTAACAACAAGAATCAACCCCATCCCAACCAAGAGGATACACCCGATGAGTGACCGGGAAATGCGCTGTTACCCCGGCGAAGTGCGTACTGAAACCCCGGAGGATCAGCCGACGCGCATTGTCGGTTACGGCTCGGTGTTTAACAGCCGCTCAGAACCGCTCTGGGGCTTTCGTGAAATCATCAAGCCCGGGGCCTTTGATGAGGTACTCAATGATGATGTGCGCGGGCTGTTTAACCATGACCCCAACTACATTCTGGGGCGCAGTGCCTCAGGCACCCTGACGCTGTCTGTGGATGAGCGCGGGCTGCAATACGACATTCAGGCGCCGGATACCCCGACCATCCGCGATCTGGTACTGGCCCCGATGCAGCGGGGGGACATTACCCAGTCGTCCTTTGCGTTCCGCGTCGCCCGGGACGGTGAGCACTGGTTTGAGGACGAGGAAGGGATTGTTATCCGGGAAATCAGCCGTTTTTCGCGGCTCTATGATGTCAGCCCGGTGACCTATCCGGCGTATCAGGAAGCCGATTCTGCGGTGCGCTCCCTGAATCAGTGGAAAGAGGCCAGAGACAGCGGCGCTTTCCAGCAGGCTATCAACCAAAAACAGGCGCGTGAGCGCATTCTGACTTTACTGAATATTTAGGACGGGATCATGAAATTGCATGAACTGAAACAACGCCGCAACACTATTGCGGCGGAAATGCGTACCCTGCATGACAAAATCGGGGATGCCGCGTGGACGGACGAGCAGCGCACCGACTGGAACAAGGCGAAAACCGCACTGGACGGCATTGATGCACACATCCAGCGCGAGGAAGCGTTACGCAGTCTGGATCAACAACTGGTGGACAACACCGAGCCGGAGCAGCGTCAACAGTCTGGCAACCCGGAGACTGAGCAGCAGGAGCGCCGGGCGGCGGCTTTTGATAAGTTCCTGCGCCACGGTCTGGGGGAGATGACAACGGAAGAGCGTCAGGCCCTGCGTGAACTGCGGGCACAGGGTACGACACCGGACGAGAAAGGCGGCTACACCGTCCCGACCCAGATGCTAAATAAGGTCGTCGAAGCCATGAAAGCTTATGGCGGGATTGCCAGTGTAGCGCAAATCCTCAGTACTTCGACCGGGCAAACCATCGAATGGGCCACCGCCGACGGCACCGCAGAAGAAGGCGAGCTGCTGGGTGAAAACACCGCCGCCAGCGAAGAAGACACCGAGTTCGGCACCGCTTCCCTCGGGGCGAAAAAGCTGTCCTCTAAAATCATTCGGGTCTCCAACGAGCTGTTGCAGGACTCCGGTATTGATATGGAAGCCTATCTGGCAAAACGGATTGCTGAGCGTATCGGTCGGGGAGAGGCCAAGTATCTGGTGAAGGGCACCGGTACTGGCAGTCCACAGCAGCCGAAAGGGCTGGCGGCTTCGGTCACCGGGATGGTGGAAGCGGCAGCCAAATTCAGCTGGAAAGACATGAACGCCCTGAAACATGCGATTGACCCGGCGTACCGCAATGCGGGGACCTTCCGCTGGGCGTTCAATGACAGTACGCTGAAAATCATCACTGAGATGGAAGATGGGCAGAACCGCCCGTTGTGGCTGCCGGAAATTGCGGGGGTGGTGCCTTCGACGATATTAGGGGTGCCTTACGTCATCGATCAGGCGATTGCCGACATGGGGCCGGGCAGTAAATTCATCTATTGTGGTGACTTCAACCGTTTCATCGTGCGTCGGGTGGCCTACATGACCCTGAAACGCCTGATTGAGCGTTATGCGGAATATGACCAGACCGCCTTTCTGGCCTTCCACCGTTTTGACTGCATTCTGGAAGACACGGCGGCCATTAAGGCGCTGGTCGGGAAGGGCACCGTCTCCGCGGGCTAATCACCCCCGCTAACATCCTATGCCGCGTGAAGCGGTTTTTTTGTGCCCTGCGATCGGTAAACGTCGCGGGGCAGGAGGTTTTATGCCCTGCCCAACATTGGAAAAAATCAAGGCTCAATGCCGTATCGATGAAGATAACCACACGGACGACAGCTTGCTTGAAACCTATGCCGCTGCCGCCAAGACGCGGGCGGAAAGTTACCTCAACCGCACGCTGTATGATGAGAACGTGCCGGATGGTGATCCTGACGGGTTGCTGATATCGGCGGATATTGAGCTGGCGTTGTTATTGGCTATTGGGTTCTGGAATGAGAACCGCGAAGCCCAGTCACTCCCGGCGGGGTTTAAAGCCTTGTTGAATGGCAGGACGTTGCCACGGTCTGGGCGGAGGTCAAGCACCTCAGTGGGCGGGAATTGCTCTCGGCCGGGGCGGAAATGGCCGAGGTCACGGTGCGCGTCTGGTTGCGTTACCGCCGCGATGTGACGGCGGCTTACCGGATGGTGTTTCGGGATCAGGTTTACGACATTCAGGCCGTCATTCCTGACCCCAAACGTACTCAACTGGAATTACTGGGCAAGCAGGGGGTGAAATCATGATAGTGACCGATCTGGATTTCTCCGGGTTACGGGACATTGCGCGGGATCTGGAACTGCTCAGCAAAGCCGGGAATACTAAGGTGTTGCGGCAGGCGACTTATGCCGGGGCGACGGTGTTGCGTGACGAAGCCCGGCAGAAAGCGCCGAAACGCACAGGCAAACTGGCGCGTAACATCGTGGCGTCTAACCGGAAAAGCCGCAAGGGAGAAGTCTCTGCCGGGGTGTATGTCCGGGGGGCGAACGCCAAAGGCACCAACAGCGATAAATCCATGAAGGCCAATGACCCGCGCAACGCGTATTACTGGCGCTTTCTGGAGGACGGCACCTCAAAGATGGCGCCGCAACCGTTTATTCGTCCCGCGTTTGACCGTAAATCGGATGAGGCGGCCGAATTTGCGATGAAACGGCTGAATCAGGCGATTGATGAGGTGCTGTCGAAATGACCGAAGCGGATATTTTCCCCTTACTGGCTCAGGTGCTGCCCGATCAGGTCTTTCCCTATGTCGCGCCCCAGTCCGAGCCACCGGTGGCCCCGCCGTGGTGTGTGTTCTCGCTCTACAGTATTGAGCAGGATGTGCTGAACGGGCAGGCCGGGCAACTGAACACCCTGCAAATTGATGTCTACGCTCTGACCATTGATGCGGCGCGGATGATACGAGATAAGGCCAGAATAGCCCTTATGCCGCTTAAACCGACCCAACTGAGCGAAATCCACGGTTACGAGTCTGACACGGGGCTGTACCGTGCCACACTGGAATGCCAACTCTGGCAGTAATAACCCCTTTCCCCTGACCGTCTGCGGACGGTTTTTTTATTTCTGGAGAATTCCCGATGAGCAGTAAATACGAAAAAGCCCAAGGCACGAAAGTGAGTATTTCGGCCAAGGCGGCCACCGAAGCAAACCCGGTCACGGCCGTCTGGCAGTCCATTGATTGCACCACCAAGGAACTCAGCTACACCGGGGGGCAGAAGAGTGACATTGAGGTCACCACCCTGTGCTCAACCGAACAGGAGATGACCAACGGTCTGGCGGCTCCGGGGGAAATCACCCTGTCCGGTAACTGGTCAGCGGAGGAGATCGGACAAGATACGCTGCGCCATGCTTACGATACCGATGATCTGCATGCGTTTAAGGTGGAATTCCCGACCGGCAATGGCTACGCCTTTTTGGCCGAAGTGCGCCAGAACTCATGGAGCGTGACCGCCAGTGGGTTGGTGACCGCTTCCTTCACGCTGCGCCTGAAAGGCAAGCCCGTCCCGCTCAAGCAAGCGGCAGCCACTTTAACTAAAGACACCCCACAAGGATAAATCACATGGCAAAGGCAAAGAAAGATTTACGGGCGCTGGCATTGGCACCCGGTGCCGGATTTCGCCGTAAAACCGTGACGGTACCGGAATGGGGCGATGTTGCTGTGATCCTGCGCGAACCCTCTGCGGGGGCTTGGGCTAGTTGGCAGGCCCTCGTTTCCCCCGCTGGGGAGGAGGCAGAAAACGCCCTGTCCGTCGCGGAGAAAACGCACCGCAATATCCGGGGCGACGTGATGCTGTTTATTGACGTCCTGCGGGATGCGCACGGCGATCCGGTCTTTACCCCCGACGATGCGGATACGGTGACCGGCATTTATGGCCCGGTCCACAGTCGTCTGCTGCATCAGGCGCTGGACCTGATGACCTCACCGGCGGACGCGGAAAAAAAGTAAAGGCCCCCGCCACCTTCTTCCTGATGACACTGGCACTGCGGCTCGGCAAAACCTTACAGGAGTTGCAAGCTGGCCTGAGCGCCAGTGAGTTGCAACTCTGGCTGGAGTATGACCGGTTGAGTCCGCTGGGGGATCGGCGTGGTGACATTCAGGCCGCCCAAATCACCGCCGCCGTGTACCAGTCGCAAGGGGGCAAGGTCAGCCTGCAGGACACCCTGCTGCACTGGGGTGAGGCGGAGACTCCCCCGACAACGCCGCCGATCTGGAAGCTTTTCTGTCTAATTTATCGTGAGTGACCTCAATGGCAAAATTGCGTGAACTGATTATTAAAATTTCAGCCAATTCCAGCTCGTTTCAGTCCGAGATTGCCCGCGCCTCCCGGATGGGGGCGGATTACTACAAAGTCATGGAAAAGGGCGGGCGGCAGGCCTCGGCGGCGAGTCGGGACAGTCAGCAGGCCCTGCGGGATCTGAACAGTCAACTGGTCTCGGTCAAGGACACGGCCAAAGGGCTGGCGGGCGCGTTTGCCGGGCTGTTTGCGACCGGACGCCTGATCAGCATGGCGGACAATTACAACTCCCTGAATGCCCGCATCAAGTTGGCCACAACCTCCACGGAGGATTTCACTCAGGCCCAGCAAGGGTTGCTGCGGATCAGTCAGTATACCGGCTCGACCTTTGAGTCCAATGCCAGCCTGTTCACCCGCGTCGCCAGTGCCTTGCGGGAATACGGTTATTCGACCCAGGATATCCTGTCCCTGACGGATGCTCTGGCAACCGGTTTACAAGTGTCCGGGGCGTCCGCCGAAGAAACCTCCTCATTGATCGTTCAGTTATCGCAGGCGTTGGGGCGCGGCGTGCTCCGGGGGCAGGACTTTAACTCGGTCGCCCAATCCGGTCAGCGGATCATGAAGGCCCTGTCCGACGGACTGGGGGTCGCCCAAAAAGACCTGAAAGGGCTGGCGGATGCCGGGGAACTGACGACACCCAAGATTGTGCCGGCGTTGATCGGTCAGTTGACACAGATGCGCAAAGAATTTGATTCGATGCCAAACAGCGTCAGCGCCGCGTCAACCCGGGTGATGAATGCGTTTCAGCAATGGGTGGGGGAAGCCAACCGGACAACGTCGGTGACGGCCACTTTATCCGGGGCCTTGGATGGCGTGGCAAAAAACATGGATACCATTGCGGCAGCAGCCGGAATCCTGATTGCCGTCGGGGCGGCCCGTTTCTTTGGCGGGCTGGTCTCCGGGGCCGTGACTGCCACGGGGCGGATTTTGGAGACTTACCGGGCCGAGGTGGCACTGGCGCAGGCGCAGGTGCGCGGTACGCAAATCTCAACCGCACGGGCACGGGCAGCGGTTTATCGGGCACAACAGGCCTTGGTGGCTGCTCAGAATACGGACAAACAAACGCAGGCCGAAGCGAGGCTGACGCGGGAACAGTCCCGGCTGAGGCACAATATTGATGCCCGGACGGCAGCACAGAATCGACTGAATGGCGTGACCTCGGTGGGTTCCCGGATGATGGGGGGGATATTGGGGCTGGTGGGTGGCATTCCCGGTCTGGTGATGCTGGGGGCGGCGGCATGGTATACCTCGTACCAAAATACATTACAGGCCAGACAGGCCGCGCAGGAATACGCCAGTACTGTCAGCGAAATCCCGGAAAAAATCCCCAAAATGAGCCTGCCTGAAACAGCAGACAATGAAAAGGAGGCTGGAAAGGCGCTGAGTGAACAAAATCGCCTTATCGATGAGCAATCTAAGCGAGTTAATCACTTAAAAAACCAAGTGGAAACTTTAAACCAAGCTCGTAGTAATCCCGCTTACAAAAATTACCTTAAGGATGCGGACTTAGTTAAAGGACTGGAAAAGGCGACAGGGGAGCTGGCAGTTGAGCAATCCCGACTTAATACCATGCAAGAGAAGGCGAGGGAGATCAAGCAGGTACTGGAGGGGCTGGAACGGCGTCGAATTACACTTGTTCAGCAGGAAACGGACAAGCAGCAAGCCATTTATCATTCTACCCTGATGATGAACGCAGCTCATAGCGAATTCAATCGTCTGATGAGTGTGGGCAACCGGCTGCTGGATGAACGCCAACAGAAAAATGTCACTGTTCCTCTCATGCTGCCTCACGTGGAGCTGAACGACAAACAAAAAGACGCATTAGCCAAAGCTGCCCGTGATCGTGAACTTTCCACCTTGCAAGGTGACGCCAAAGTCAGAAAGCAGGCGGAGTTCGCGGCGGATGATTTGGGATTAACCGGGCCTGAGCACCGTAATAATCGGCAAAAACTGATTAATGACACGGTTGCAGCATCGAGAAATCAGGATCAGTTAAGGGAATCGACCAGTGCCGCGGCAAAAGCCGCCCGCGAAGCCGCCAGCGCGCAGGAAAACTACCGGAAAAAAGTGGCTGATCTGAACCGGGAAATTCAGGTCGAACGGGTGCGGATGAAAGACGGCGAGACGGCGGCGGCGCTCTTCGCCTCGTCAATGGACATCAGTGCCAAATACACCGGGAAACAGCGCGAGGAGCTGATCAGGCTCAGTACCGCCAGTATTCTGGCCAAGCAACGCACGAAAGATTTTCAGGATGCCCTCGCCGCTGACCCTTACCGCCAAGCCACTCATGCCCGCCGGGAAGCCGAAGAGCAACTCCAGCGCCAGATTGCCGCCAGCGATATCCAGAGCACCGAAGAAGTTGTGCGTCGCAAGCAGGAAATTCAGTTCAGCTATCTCAGTGCGGTAGCGGAGGCCAATCAGCGCAACGCGGTCTCTCCCGGTGCGGAATTGGCCGGCAATGTCGATCCGTTGCAGGACCTCCAGAACCAACTGGAGAAACGGAAGGCACTGATTCAGACCTATGCAACCGAGACCCTGATCACCGAACAGCGCAAAAATGAATTACTGATCGCCGCTGATAACGAGACGAATCAGCGCCGTTATGATGCGGCCATGCAACTCTACACCAGTCAGGGACGGCTACAGAAAATGACGATGGATTTATTTACTGTCACCAAGGAGCGCATGACCAATATGTTAACGGGTATGTTAACCGGTACCCAGACCTTCAAAGAGGGCATGGCTAATCTGTTCTCTTCTCTGACTCAGAGCATCATTCAGAATCTGGTCGATATGGCGGCACAAGCCATCCTGACCAACACCGTATTAAAAGCGGTGATGGGGATTGCGGGCGGTGTTGCCGGAGGCGCGATGGCAGGGGCGGGTGCAGTGGCAGGAACAGCGGCCAATACGGGCGCTATGGGGATGTCCACCAGTTGGCAGGCATATGTGGCAAATGCCAAAGGGGGGGGGTTATAACTCACCAAGCCTGAGTGCCTACAGCGGACAAATTGTCAGCAACCCAACCTTGTTTGCCTTTGCTAAAGGGGCCGGACTCATGGGGGAAGCGGGGCCGGAAGCCATTATGCCGCTCGCCAGAACCCGCGACGGCAATTTGGGGGTTAGGTTAATAGGCGCCAATCTGCCGAATTCAGGGGGCGCCCCTCAGGTCTATATTACGGTCACTAATGAGCAAACCACCCAGACAACCTCGCCGGGCTGGGAGCAGTTCGGTAGTGAGATTGGGCGGTTTGTCGAGCAGCGTTACCGGGAGTTAATCAACCGGGACTTAGGTCAGGGTGGCACACTCAGCAGAGCAATTAAAGGCGGGCGATAATGAAATTAGAAGAGTTTACTTATATTCCGCGGGTCAACGCGGCAGGAGATGTGACCCAGAAAGTCCGTACCGTGCAGTTTGGCGACGGGTACACCCAGCGAAGCGGGAGTGGTCTTAACAGTGAGCACCAGAATTGGACCGTCAGTTTTGTCGGTAATAAACAATACATTGGTGAGATCCGACAATTTCTGGTGCGCCACGCCGGGTACCGCGCATTTAAATGGCAGAATCCCCTCTCGGATATGGGGTTGTATGTCTGCCAGGGGCATAAGCTCACGGCGATGGGCATGAATGGCAGGCAAGAGCCCATGTACCAACTCTCTGCGGTATTTGAAACCACCTACCAACCTTAGGATATCCCATGACAATTAATGCCGATCTCCAGCGCCTGACGCCGGGGAGCAAGATTCTATTGTTTGTTGTTGATGGCTCGGCCTTTGGGGGGCCAGAGCTGTATTTTCATAATCACCCTATTCCGTATACCCAAGGCGAACTGACACAGGCAGACACTGACAATTTGCCCATCAAGTCTATCTGGTGGCAGGGGGTGGAGTACAAGCCGTGGCCGGTCGACATCCGGGGACTGGAAACCGTCAGTGATGGCAGGGTGGCCGCGCCCGCCCTTAAGGTATCCAATATCGATGGCACTATCAGTGCCCTGTGTCTGGCTTATCAAAATATGGCTCAGGCACGTGTCACTATCCGCATGACCTTTGCGCACTATCTGGATGCCCGTAATTTTCCCGAGGGGAATCCCGAAGCCGATCCCACGCAGGAGAAAATCGACGTCTTCTACATTGACAGTAAAACCCATGAAGATAATGAAAGCATCCAGTTCTCGCTGTCTTCGCCGGCCGATTTGCAGGGTATTCAAATTCCCACCCGGCAAATCCACAGTCTGTGTACGTGGTGTATTCGTGGGTTATATCGCAAGTCGCCGTGTGGTTATACAGGCACTCAGTATTTTGATATTGAGGGTAATCCAACCGATGATCCGTCAAAAGATGCGTGCTCTGGGTTGTTGTCAACGGGGTGTGAGCTGCGTTTTGGAAAGGGTAATCGACTTCCATTCGGTGGCTTCCCCGGCTCTGCATTGTTAAGGCGGTGAAATGGATATACTGCGAAAATCGATGGTGAATGCCATCATGACTCATGCCGAAGCCGAGTATCCCAATGAATGCTGCGGTCTGGTGATTCAAAACAGCCGCAGACAGGAATATATCCGTTGCCGCAATACCGCCCCTTCACCCACCGAGCAATTTTGTCTCCACCCCGAAGATTACGCTGAGGCCGAAGATGCGGGGACTATTGTTGCCATCGTCCACAGTCACCCGGATGCAACGACACAACCGAGTCAGTTGGATATCGCTCAGTGTGACCTGTCACAAGTGCCGTGGGTCATTGCTTCATGGCCGGAGGGCGATATTCGAACCGTTATGCCGACTGAGGGAGTTAAGCCACTGTTGGGCCGCCCGTTCGTGCACGGTATTTGGGATTGTTATGCCATTGTGCGTGACTGGTATCGACTGGAGCGTAATATTGAGATCCCCAACTTTGCACGCTCAGAGGGCTGGTGGAACCGGGGTGAAAACCTGTATATGAAACACTATGCGGGGGCTGGATTTACCGAGTGTAGCGGTGGATTGCAGGTGGGCGATGTGATCATTATGCAGGTGCAGGCCAATGAACCCAATCATGCGGGCGTGTATATCGGTGATGGGCTGATGCTACACCATCTGTACGGACAACTCAGTAATCGGGTACCTTACGATGGATATTGGCAAGATAGGACTATCAAAACATTGCGTTATAATAAATTGCATAAATAAAAGATCATGATTAGCATTGGAAAATATCAAATAACGGAGGGTGGTTATGGATACTTTTCTGCTATACGTTGTTCTCTCTGCTTTATTCGCATTGATTCCAGCCCAATTAGCATCAAGCAAAGGTAAAAGCTTTGGTTTGTGGTGGTCATACGGATTTATTCTTCCTTTTATCATAGCCCTTATTCACGCCGTTGGTCTAAAAGTAGATCAAGAGGCTATAGAAAAAAAGAAAATAGATTTAGGGGAAATGAAAAAGTGTCCGTATTGTGCTGAGGCAATTAAAGCAGAGGCAATTATTTGTAAGCACTGCAATAGAGAAATTCCTGCAATATACAATGCAAGTAATCATGACTTTCTAAGTAGTTTATCTTCTCAAAAATTCTATTTTTATAAGAATGGCGACTATGAGTTAGACGACTCCGCTCTTATGATATCCATTCAAAAAATGAAGGAATTGAGATATAAGATGACCGATGGAGACTACATTAAATTTATTAATGAATTTGGTAATATTATTTCATCTATAGAAAACAATTTACCGGAGAAGCTAAAAGAGGAATTTAACGAGCGACATCGCTATTGGCTTCTTAAATAATTTAGACCCGCTCCGGCGGGTTTTTTATTGGAGTAACCTCATGAATACAGTACGAACAGTGCGGCTGTATGGCGTCCTCGGTGCCCAATTCGGTCGCGAGCACAAACTGGTCGTCGCTTCCCCCCAAGAAGCCATTCACGCCCTCGCTGTCCTGATTGACGGTTTTGAACAATTTCTCCTGACCGCCAAAGAGCGCGGATTAACCTTTGCGGTCTTTAACGGGCAACGCAATATCAGCCGGGATGAATTGGCATTATCCGGTGATACCGATATCCGTATTGCCCCGATGATCATCGGCAGCAAACGGGCCGGGGTGTTTCAGGTTATTTTAGGGGCGGTGATGGTGGTGGCCGGGGCCTTTATGTGGGCAACGCCGTATGGGGTGCCGCTGGTGATGTCCGGGGCCTCCATGATGCTGGGGGGCGTCGTGCAGATGCTATCCCCGATGCCGGGCGGACTGGCGCGACGGGAAGATCCCGACAATAAACCCTCATATGCCTTTGGTGGCCCGGTTAACTCCATTGCACAGGGGAACCCCGTTCCGTTGGGGTACGGCCAGCGCCGCATCGGGGGTGCCATCATTTCGGCGGGGATTTATGCTGAAGACCAGCAATAAACGTCAACAGTCTTAACAGGTCGCTACGGCGGCTTTTTTTGTGGGTGAACTATGGGACAGCATCTTATTCAGGGCAGCAAGGGCGGCAATGAAAGTCCACGCACGCCGGTCGAATCGCCGGATTCCCTGCAATCGACCTCGTATGCCAAAATCGTATTGGCGCTGGGAGAAGGGGAATTCGCCGGGGGACTCGACGGCACCCATATCTTTCTGGATAACACGCCGCTGATTGGTCCCGAGGGTCAGGCAAACTTTGAGGGGGTGAAGTGGGAATTCCGCCCCGGTACGCCCCATCAGGATTATATCCCCGGCATGCCCGCCGTGGAAAATGAACTGACCGTCGGGACTGAATTAAATGAGTCATGGGTCAGATCGGTCACCAATACCCAACTGTCGGCGGTGCGCCTTCGGTTATCCTGGCCGCAATTGCAGAAACAGAAAGAAGACGGGGATACGGTCGGCTATCGCATTGATTATCTGATTGAAGTGGCCACGGATGGGGGATCGTATCAGGAGTTACCCACGCTGGCTGTGGATGGCAAGACCACGACCAAATATGAACGGTCACACCGCGTCGATTTACCCAAAGCCCATTCTGGCTGGCAGGTGCGGGTTCGCCGCCTGACCCCCAAACAGACCAGCAACCGGATTGCCGATGCCATGGTCGTTGAAGCCATCACCGAGGTGATCGACGCCAAATTAAGCTACCCGGAAACGGCCCTGTTATTCGTTCAGTTTGATGCCAAACAGTTTCGCAATATCCCGCAGGTCTCCTGTGAACCTAAGATGCGGATTATCCGGGTGCCGGATAATTATGATCCGGACAGTCGCACCTATTCGGGGGTGTGGTCAGGCGCCTTTAAATGGGCGTGGACAGACAATCCGGCGTGGATACTGTATGACCTGATGATCAATGACCGGTTCAGTATTGGTACCCGGGTGAAAGCCGAGAATCTGGCGCTGGCAAAATGGGACCTGTACCGCATTGCCCGGCACTGTGACCAGCCGGTGCCGGATGGCAAAGGGGGGATGGAGCCGAGGCACACCTGCAATGTCTATATCCAGTCGCAGGAGGACGCCTGGACTGTCCTGCGGGATATTGTCGGCATCTTCAACGGCATGACCTTCTGGGCGAACAATAACATGAATGTGCTGGCGGATATGCCGCGCACGGTGGATTTAAACTTCACCCGTGCCAACGTGCGGGACGGTAAATTTACCTATTCCAGTGCCAGCGAGAAAACCCATTATTCCACCGCCATGGTGAGCTGGTCAGATCCGCAGAACGGTTATCAGGATGCCGTGGAAGCGGTCTTCGACCCTCAGTTAATGCGCCGGTATCAGGTGAAACAGGCGGATATCACCGCAATCGGCTGCACCCGGCAGAGTGAGGCCCAGCGGCGCGGCAAGTGGGTACTGTATACCAACCAGTATGACCGGATGGTCACCTTTACCGTGGGGCTGGAGGGCCGAATTCCGTTGCCCGGTTATATTATCGGGGTGGCGGATGAAACCTTCTCCGGTCGCGTACTGGGTGGGCGTATCAGCGCGGCTGATGGACGTAATATCACGCTGGACAGAGTGTCTTCGGCACAAGTGGGCGAGCGGTTAATCCTGAACCTGCCGTCGGGCAAAGCCGAGGGGCGCACTATTCAGGCGGTGAAGGGAACGGTGATCACGGTCACCACCGGTTATTCAGAAATTCCTGCCCCTGAAAACATCTGGGCGATTGATGCGGCTGACCTCGCTCTCCAGCTATTCCGGGTGACCGGCATCAAAGAGGGGGAAGACGGGGTATCTTTTGAAATCACTGCCGTTGAGCACAACCCGGATAAATACACCCACATTGACACCGGCACGCGCCTTGATGAGCGGCCCATTTCCGTGATCCCGCCGGGTGTGCAGCCGCCACCGAAGAACGTCACACTCAGCAATTACTCGGTCGTCAATCAGGGGATTGCGGTCACGACCTTGCGCGTGACATGGGAGGCGGCAGAAAGTGCGATTGCGTATGAAGCCGAATGGCGACGGGATAACGGCAACTGGATAGCCGCCCCGAGGACTTCCACGCAAGGGGTTGAAGTGCCCAACATCTATGCTGGCCGCTATCAGGCGCGGGTGAGGGCCATTAATGCCGCTGAGATATCCAGCCTCTGGGCCAATGCGCCGGAAACCGACCTGAAAGGGAAAGCCGGTAACCCGCCGGTTCCGCTGGGCTTTACAGCCACGCCGATTATCTTTGGTATCCAGCTGGACTGGGGCTTTGCCCCCAATACTGACGACACGCTGAAAACCGAACTCCAGTACAGCCCGACGAATGACGGGGAAGGGCTGATGTTGCTGGCCGATATTCCCTACCCCCAACGAACGCACACGATGCCGGGGCTGGCCGCGGGGAGGGCCTTCTACTTCCGGGCGCGGCTGGTGGACAAATCCGGCAATCCCTCCCCGTGGACCGCGTTTATCCGGGGCGAGTCTTCAACAGATACCAGTTGGATACTGGCGGCAACCGGCAATACCTTCCTCACCACCGCAGCGGGCAAGCGGATACAAGAGCAACTGGATTATCAGGCCGAAGCTGACCTGATTAACGGGGCGGCGATTCAGCAAACGGCCGTTCAGTTGATGGTCAAAGACGGCGAGAACAAGGCGGAAATTTCGCGTATTGACCGGGTTTTTGTGGATGCTCAAACCTCGTGGGCGCAATCCATTCAGGAAGTGAACGCCAACGTCGGGGAAAATCGCGCTTCTATTCTGGCGAACCAACAAGCCCTGATCAAACTGGATTCCTCTTTTGCCGAGAGCGAGCAGCGTGTACAGGTGCAATTCAGGGATCAATCGGCGGTCATTCGCACTAAGGCCACCGCCGTCTTTGACATCGACGGAAACGGCTATGCCCTCAAGGATATCGGGGCTGGGGTGAATTATCAGGGACAATATTATGGTGCGGGTATGGCCATTGGGGCCGAGGTGAAAAATGGCCGGGTGGAAACCCACTTCGCGGTCAGAGCAAACCAGTTCTCTGTATTGAATCCGGTCAATGGCAAACTGGACTCGGTATTCATGATTAAGGACGGGCAGGTCTTTATCCGGGAAGCCTTTCTCGGCACGGCGGTGATTGACGGGGCAAAAATCAAAGATGCCTCCATCACGATGGCAAAAATTGCGGACGGCATTCGTTCGGATAACTGGCCTCACAGCGGCTGGAACCTGCCGAAGAATGGCGCGTTTGAGATGAAAGGGATTTCAGGCCGGGCACGAATAGCCCTCGACCACACCGGACTGGCGGTCTTTGATGGTAGCGGTACGTTGCGAATTAAAGTGGGAGAAATATAAATGGCTTTAGGTATTCGGGTGCATCCCGGCGACGGGGGCAAACCTTATCATCTGGATTCAGACCGGGCGCAGACGCTGAGCCTGATACGGACCGTGTCTGCAAACGTGGCGGATAACCGCCAATTTGGATGGCAACAATCCCGCCACATTCCGGAGGCTAACGCGTTCAATATTGTGCTGATCCCGACAAAAACCGTGATGGCGGGGCAGTTCGGGCTCCATTCTACCATTGTTGACCGCCGGATTGAGAATATCCGCATGGAAGGGGAGTATCTGAAATTTGAGTTTATTGAGGGCCTGATTGGTTTCAGCCCTTTTTTTGAAAAGGATGATCACTTCTATATTCAGGTGTGCGGCTACCCGAAAAGTACCGCCTCCTTCGGCATCAAACTGGCCGGCATGAACGGGGTATCAACGATGGCCGACCAGAACCGACTGGGGTATTGCGTTTACCGGGGACGGATCACCTTAGGCAAAAGCGGGCAATGGCGGGTGCCGGATTCCATCCCTAACCGGGGGCAATGTCTGGTCTTTGCCCGGACCGAGACTGCCGGTGCCGCCATCGGCATGACGCACGATAAGGTGATTGTGAACAATGAGGTGGCCTGTGAGGTGCATGTGGTGATTTTCTCCAGTGGCTTTCCGTTGCGGAAACCCGATTGGGGCGTGGCGATTTATAATGCCGCCGGACACATGACCTATTCATCCTATTACACCCCGTTCTTTCTGGGGGAAATGATCCCCGTGAGGAATGGGCGCGGCGCGGCGAACACGATTGCCAGACCGATGGTGCATGTCAACCGGCTGGCGAAGCTGGTTAAAAATGTCGGCGGAAACTCATGGCGCTTTGCGGATTCGGGCTTTGCCTTTTCCGGTAACACTATTTCAATCAGTGAAGCGGGCAAAATGGATTTTGAATACTTTCAGGCGGACCATTTTAGTTACAAACCCATCAACTACGACATCTACGCGATTAATTTCGACGACTACTTCTAACCTTTCAGGAATACCCGCATGTACTATTCACAAGGCACGATTTCCACCGTGTCCGGCTCGGCTATTATCCGGGGCACGGGCACCCGATTTAAAGACAACATCAACGGGGTGGCTCCCGCCCAGCTTATCTTAATTCAGTCCGACGAGGGCAACCGGTTACATATGATTCAGGCGGTGAACTCGGATACTGAGCTGGTGTTGGCCGATAACGCCGCTGTCACCCTGAATGCGGTGAAATACCAGATTCAGACCACGCTGCCGGATTCCGTCTCGGATGGGGTTCGGCACATGGTGGCCGCTAACAGCTATATCATCCAGTTTCTCCAGAACATGGATGCGTGGATGTCCCAGAATGGCGTGGTAAATGTGATCCTGCCGAACGGTCAGACGGTGGCCCTGCAATCGATTCGGGCGATGAAGGCGGAAATAGCTCAGCTAGGACAGACAATGGCGGGGAAGCTGGAGAAGAACCAGAACGGGTCAGACATTCCGAATAAACTGGAGTTTGTGAAAAATCTGGGTTTACGGGATACGGTAAATAGAGCCTCAAATGCAGTGGCACGGGATTTATCTAACGGGGGAATACAAACAATTCAGAGCAACATTGTAATAGAAAACCGGCTTGATGCTGCACGTGAAATTTCCTGTTTTACGGATGAAACTCGTATTAACCTAAAAACCCACGGTAATGACCCTCATATTGTTTTCAAATGGAATGACTCTCAATGGTATGAAATGCGATTCCCCAGAGGAACTGGACATGTATTATCGTTAGGGGCTAACTGCTGGCGTGATGACAATGGTTATATTAGAAAGAGTTCCCCTATTCTCCAAATCCACCCCGATGGCAAGTTTGAAACCAATGACGAATCCGAAGGCGCCACGGTCACCAGACTTGGCCTCGGTCACTATCGGGTCTCCGGTGTGCTGGGCTATAACGCCGATGGCGCATGGGGGGTGCATGGCGGTATCAGTGTGCCCCGTGATATCAACGGCAATGAACTGGTGTATGTCGAGGATAAGGTGCTGCCGGATGGGGCCATCGACCTCAAAGTGACGCACCGACAGAACACCCACATGCCTGCCCGCCTACAGAACCGGCGCATCAAGTCCATGGAGGCACAGACGTATTATACCGAGGATGAGCCGTGTGACTTACCCGCCGGCACCCGCTTAGATGTTCGTGTCCAGATGCCAGAGGATTCGGTGTGGAATGTGAGGCAGGGGAATTGGACGGTGTAGCAAACAGCGAACAGTTAATTTATTGAGATGTAACTGATTAAATTTATTAGCTTATTTCAGAATAAATTCGACAAGTTGTGATATTAGAAATGCATATGACTACTAAAAAATGGTTATTTAACTCATTTGATTTTTAACCATTTTATAGCATTAAAAAATGTATAACTATTAATTAAACTTTTACAATTGTAAGAATAACCACACATGTCATTTTGGTATATCTGTATGAAATGCAAATGTAAAATTACTTCATATCGATAACATTACACATTTAAAAATATGTGAATCCAAGATGTTTTACTCGATATAAATTAGTTTATTAAATAATATTTCACATGTGCAACTAATGAAGTTTATTTATATTTATCAAGGATATTTATGTCGGATGAGAATAAAATGAATATGGACTTTTTGAAAGGGTTAGATAAAAACATCTGTCCAATATGTGGTGAAAAAGATTGCCCATATCCAAGGGATAGAAGGGGGGATAAAGTAATTGAAGAGATAATGAAGGAGTACGCCAAAGACAATATGCCACAGGTGAAAAAATTATATTTGACGAAAATGCTTCCACTTAGAAAATTAAACTTTGGTAGGAGTGGGTCTGGTTCAAACGAAGCATTTGCTAATAAAGTGAAACAAGCTGAAAACAATATGAGTTCATTCGGTATGTTGGGGCATTTTTTCGGAAAATCCGGCCGAGAACTGACTCTTTCTGAAATCGGTGTACATGATCGGATTCGTGGATTGATGCAGAAACCAGGTGCATTTGGCAGACCAGAGGGTAGCATTCAATCTCGTTTTATCTCACAGATTCAAAGTGGTGAACGAATTGATTTTGAAAATAATTATAATTTTGGTCTAGAAAAAAACGTTCCGATTTATGATCCGCTGTGGGGGATTGGAGGCGCAAAGATCAGTGGCAGTCTTACAAACGTTAGTGCTGAAAAAGTGGGTGATGGATATAATGTATCTGGTACAATAAATTATAAATTGTATGATAAATTTACTGACCCATACGACACATTTAATTGGGGGAAAGAGGATATTAATGTGGGTGGCGAGCCATTTGATATCACTGGAGAATGGAAGGAAAATGTAAATCTCCGTGTCGACGGAAGGATTTTTGAGAATAGAGTACTGCAACTTCTTAAGGATAAAAAATAATTTTTCATGGCCGCGCATTTAATGCGCGACTTTATAAAAAATATCCAATTAAAATAAATATTGATAAGAAAATTGTGGAATAAATAGACTTAATATAAAAATAAATGTCATTAATAACGAGACCCATATAGTTTTTTTCATATTTCTTTCCAATATAAAGAAATAGCTAACTAATATGGTTAAGAAGAAGAAAGTTACAATTGACATGAAAAGCATGGCGACAAATAGCATAATATATCCTTTACCGAAAATTTTCCGTAATCATATAGGTAATTGATTGAAAATCATAATTTTGTTTATAACCCTCTTGTTTTCCTTAATTTCTGCTTCTCTAAATAATTATATAAAAATTAGTAAGTTATACAAATAGGACAATCCTCCTCTTTTAACCCATTGATTTAATTTAATTCCTGTCCTGAGCGGGAATTACGCAAAATCAACAAGTTATTCAGTGGAAATTAACTACAGGAATTCCTTTAGTTTAAGGAGTCCTATTACCGTGGTCCTCAGTTTGGCTTTCAAATAGGCCAAATTTTTGACTGATTACTGAATAATAAAGATGACTCAGATTTGAAGCATCTTTAAGGTGTGATATCCCATATTGAGTACGCAATACTTTTTTTGTGCAGATACCTCACATGTTATAGGGTGGAATTCTGTCCTTTGGGATTACTCTTCTTTCTGCTGCATTAGCTTATTAAATTTTTCATGCAGGGACTTTGGATACAGTTCCGTGTATACCTGCCATAGAATATTGAGAGAGCGATGACCTGTAACTTGGGCTACTTCTTCAATCGAGAACCCAGCTTCAAATAAACGACTGGCTCCCTCTCTGCGTAAGTCATGATAGCGGAGGTCTTCAATACCTAGCGCATTACGGACTCGCTGAAACCCCACAGTTACACTTCTAGAATTATAGGGAAATATCAATTCATTCGTTTTTGGTTGTCGCTGGACTATTTCCCATGCGTCTCCCAGTAGAGGAACAGACATGTGATTACCTGATTTCTTTCTTGGGTCTTTCCTGTCCCTAACAATGACGGATCTTTGCTTATCATCTATATCATCCCATCTTATTTTGCATACCTCACCTATGCGCATACAACTAAGAATAGAAAAATTCAAAATGTCCTCATAGGGTATTTTCCCTTCTCTATGACTACTGCGTTTCCGCAATCCTTCAATAAGTCTGTTGATCTCATCTTGCACAGGTCTTCTGCTACGACGCTGAGATTTTCCGATTAATCCCATTTGGGTTAAAAGTGAACGAGCTTCATATGCAGGATTTGAGACATAATCTATGTTATAGATTGGTTTGGCTGATTTTAATACTGATGTTAAGTAGCTAATATCATGATTGATGGTTGATGGGGTTATGCCTGTAGATTTCCTTTGCTTGCAGTATTCAACAATATGACTCACCGATAGATCAGCCAGTGTTAGTTTTGCTAGGTCGCTATCTAACAGCATTTGTAATACGTACTGCTTAGTCCTCCCTGATTTTTTACCCAGATCTGGATCATTAATGTATTTATACAATAAATCACCAACGGTTAAATCTTCAGTATCACTCTGTGCGGGAATTCCGCTTTGCTCCAGTTCAGCGGATCGTATAGCCCCCCAGGTCTTAGCCTGAGCCATTTTACCAAATGTTTTGGTTTCACGATGGATGTGTTTACCGCCTTCTTTTATTCCCACTGTACAACGATATCTAATAGTGCCGTCAGCACGAGGGCGTTTCACTATGTTATAGTAGGCCATTATTTACCTCCCAGACACCAGTACACCATTTGGTGTGGTGTACTGGATGGTGTACCGATAAACTCAAAATAGCCTAAAATGTATTGAAATGCACGAAAATATACAGATACAAAAACATAGTAAATTCACTGGAATATCAACCAATACTGGAAAATTCAAGCCTTCCCGCTTCTCCGTTGCCCCCATGCTTGATTGGACTGACCGTCATTGTCGTTACTTCCATCGCTTATTAAGCAAAGAAGCGTTGCTTTATACCGAAATGGTTACAACGGGCGCGATTATTCATGGCAAAGGGAATTATCTGGCTTATAACGAGCAAGAGCATCCATTGGCATTACAATTGGGTGGTAGTGAGCCTGAAGCCTTGGTGCATTGTGCCAAAATCGCACAGGAACGGGGTTATGATGAAATCAATTTAAATGTCGGCTGTCCTTCTGATCGTGTGCAGAATGGTCGTTTTGGCGCTTGTTTGATGGGGGACGCGGTGCTGGTAGCGGATTGTGTTAAAGCGATGCAGGATGTGGTGGATATTCCGGTCACTGTCAAAACCCGCATCGGGATTGATGAACAGGATAGCTATGAATTCTTGTGCAATTTTATCGATACCGTCGTGAAAAATAGTGGTTGCGATAATTTTGTTATCCATGCACGTAAAGCGTGGCTGTCAGGCTTGAGTCCAAAAGAAAACCGTGAAATTCCACCGTTGGATTATCCACGGGTCTACCAATTGAAGAAAGATTTTCCGCAACTGACACTTTCCATTAACGGTGGTATTAAATCACTGGAAGAAGCGAAACAGCATTTGCAGTATGTCGATGGCGTGATGATTGGGCGAGAGGCTTACCAAAATCCCTCTATTCTGGCTCATGTGGATCGTGAGTTGTTTGATCAAACAGCTCTGGTAGCAAATACTGTCGATACGGTTAAGGCGCTTTATCCTTACATCGAGCAGGAATTGTCAAAAGGCACTTATTTAGGCCATATCACTCGCCATATCTTGGGTATTTTTCAAGGTATTCCCGGTGCTCGCCAATGGCGTCGTCACCTGAGTGAAAACGCCCACAAATCTGGTGCTGATGTTATGGTTGTTGAAAAAGCATTGGAAATGGTAACTGAGCGGATGTAATCCGCTCAGTTGATCAAAACTGTTTGATTAATAATAAACTATGGAATTAATAAACTGGAACCGTGGGTTGCACGGCTTTCCAATGTTTGGTGTGCTCGTACCGCTTCGCTTAATGGAAATTTCTGGCTTTCTGGTACGTCCACATTGATTTTGCCGCTGGCAATCAAATCAAAGAGCACCTTGCTGGCTTCATTCAATTCATCACGGGTGGTGATGTAACCCTGAAGGGAAGGGCGAGTGAGAAAAAGTGAGCCTTTCTGATTGAGGATACCCAAATTGACTCCTGTTACAGGGCCAGAGGCGTTACCAAAGCTGACCATCAGCCCTCTGGGTTTTAGGCAATCGAGTGAATCCAGCCATGTTGCCTGACCGACGGAGTCATAAACCACACCCACTTTTTCCCCATCAGTGATATCCCAAACACGCTCCACGATATTCTCGCTATTATAATTGATGGTTTGCCATGCTCCCGCTGTTTTGGCAAGGTGGGCTTTTTCATCTGAGCCAACTGTTCCAATCAATTTTGCTCCCAATGCTTTTGCCCATTGGCAAGCAATCAAACCAACACCACCAGCGGCCGCATGGAATAGGAAGGTTTCCCCTGCTTGGAGTTTGTGTGTTTGATAGAAAAGATAATAAACAGTTAGACCTTTCAAGAATGATGCAGCCGCCTGCTCGAATGATATAGCCTCTGGCAGTATAGCTAACTTGTTTTCTTGTACATTATGCACTTCACTGTAAGCACCAGAAGCTGACAGGGCATAAACCACACGATCACCAACTTTAATGGATGTCACAGCAGCTCCAACCTTAGTGACAATACCGGCAGATTCTGTTCCCAAGCCGCTGGGTAGATTGGCTGGCGGGTATAACCCGCTACGTATATAGGTATCAATGTAATTAATACCTATAGCCTTATTCTCAACTTGTACTTCATCAGCTGCAGGGTCAGCAGGCGTAAATTCACAATATTGGAGCACTTCAGGGCCGCCCGTGGCGGAAAATTGAATACGTTTTGCCATGGTAACTCTCTCATTATGTTGTATACCTATTGTCTTTCAAGTTGCAGCTTTATTGGCTACGTTCACTCACCACAGTTGCATAGTTAGCTATGCTTCTGGGAATTCGCTCTCTTGCCGCCGCGCTGCATTTTGCAATCCATGGGGTATAAATATTGGGAACAGCCTCGCACGTTTGCAATGCAATCGCTGCAAACTGCGTGAATGTGCTCGAAATAATTACAGACTATATATATTTACTTTGTGTTTTGAAGTTTGTCCATGATTATTATTTTTATATAAATATCAAATAATTAATCAATCATTCAACTGTATGTTGTTACAGTGTTTATTGACGTTTTGCCCCTCTTGCAGCACACTGCGTATAAACAATTGTATAAATACTTTTAGCGATCATGGCTGCCGAACTAAACAAGCTCAGTGACAAAAAACTTAGAACCCTGCACGGAAAAGAAAGGGGCAATATTGAATTTTTTGCCGATGGTGCGGGGTTGAGCGCCAAAGCATCTAAAGCTGGTGGCGTTAGTTGGGTTTTTACCTACCGGCTTGATGGAAAAAAGTTAAACCGCCTTACCATTGGGCGCTATCCTGATGTAAGTCTTAAGCAGGCTAGAGAAACGAGGGATAAATGTCGTAGTTGGTTAGCATCTGGGAAAGATCCAAAGCTGCAATTTAACTTAGTGATGCAGGAATCATTAAAACCAGTTACTGTGAAAGACGCTATTGAATATTGGATAGCGCACTACGGTAGAGAGAATCGAGTCAATATTGATACCCTTATTCTGCAATTAGAAAAACATATTTATCCTTATATTGGTGAAATGGCATTGTCTGACTGCGAAACAATATATTGGCTGCAATGCTTTGATAGAATGAAAAAGAAAGCTCCAGTGGCTGCTGGTTCTGTATTTCAATTGTGCAAGCAAGCTCTAAAATTTTGCCGAGTAAGAAGGTATGCAGTCAGCCATGTATTGGATGATTTAACTATTCAGGATGTTGGAAAAAAACAAAATAAAGGCCAGCGATATTTAGACGATCATGAACTTGGTCAATTATGGGACTCCATAAATACAGGTATTTACCTACCTTATTATAGTAATTTATTGAAAATCTTGGTTGTATTTGGCTGTCGGACACGGGAGATCAGGTTATCCAAATGTTCAGAATGGAATTTGAATTCTATGTTATGGACTGTCCCAAAAGAAAATAGCAAAACAGGTGAAAAAATTATTCGTCCAATACCAGAATATATAAAGCCATTTTTAATGAATATTATTCACCAAAACCATAAAAGTGGTTATCTCTTAGGGGAAATTAAAAAACTTGAAGCAGTCGCACAATATGGCAGAAAAATATGGAAAAAATTAGAGCATGATGAGGAATGGTCTTTGCATGATTTAAGGCGAACGTTTGCAACTAAATTAAATGACATAGGCATAGCACCTCATGTCGTTGAGCAACTGTTAGGCCATGCATTGCCGGGCATTATGGCGATATACAACAAGAGCCAGTACCTACCAGAGAAGCTGGACGCCTTAAACAAATGGTGTGAGCGACTGGATGTATTAGCGGGCAATTATGAGAATGTGGTTATATTAAAAGCAGCTCAATAATCGAAATTAATGAGTTTGATGATGAGCATGATAATTGTGATATATACGTAACAAATGTGGCTTTCTTTCGTAATAATTTCTTTTAAGTAAAATACCCTCACAAAAACAATTAAACAGTGAGGGTAACATAATCATGCAATACAGTACTCCTACCCCAGAAGAACGCCGCTCTATCCTTTCCGAATATGGTGAACCTTATGATCGTCTTATACGTGAAAAAGAACGCCAGCACATCACCTCTATTTCCAGAACATCAGCATGGAAACTGGAAAATGCAGGCCGTTTCCCTGCCCGTAAGCCATTAGGCCGCAATTCGTGTGCTTGGTTGCTTAGTGATCTGCTTCATTGGGTGCGCAATCCACCCACAGTAGAGAACGTGAATAACCCATACCGCCGAGCTGCTTCGCGCCAATCCGAAAGAACGCTTCCAGAGTTATGAGACGGCGATTAAATCCGGTGTGATGTGCCCGAATGAAGCCCGTGAACGGGAGGGCTTATCACCCCGTGCTGGTGGCGATGAATTCAGTCAGGCATGGAAGCAAACCGTGGAAATTAAACAAGACAAGGAGAGTAACGAATGAGAGCAGGCAGATTACGGCATCGGGTGACAATCCGAAAAAATGAAGCCAGTCGGGGTAAATTTGGTGAAGTTCTCAACAACTGGGTAGATTTAGCCACTGTCTGGGCAGAAGTGAAAGCGATTAGCAGGCGGGAGCTGGTGGCATCCGGCGCCGTTTTCTCCGAAGCCACCGTGCGTATCTGGCTGCGTTATCGTGCTGATGTGACCACAGCGAACAGCATTACCTTTCACGGAGCGAACACGACGGGCACAGCTTTTAGCATTATGGCGGTCATCCCCGATGCGAAATACACCCGCCTAGAGTTGCTTTGCAAGGGAGGGATATTCCGATGAGCCAGATTGAAATTTCCCTGAATGAAATCAAGCAGCATTGTCGGCTGGAGGAAGATTACATCCTTGATGATAGCTTATTAACGGGTTATGCCGATGCTGCGCTGGAAGTTTGTCAGAAACATATCGGTAAGCGGTTTGGTGATGATCTGGCTTTTACCCCGGAGATTAAAGTCGGTTGCCTGCTATATATCGGCTTGCTGTATGAGAATAGGGAAATGGTAACAGACGCAGAGCTAAAAGAAGTGCCTTTTACCATCAAATCACTGTGGTCTGTCTATCGTGATGTGGGTATCTACTGATGCCGTGGCAACCGTTAAAGCGTTGTAGCTATCCAAGTTGTAAGCAACGGGTAAAGTCTGGTCGCTGTGAGGAGCATCGGCGGGAACAGAACAGGCAGCGCGGTACACGTACCAAACGTGGCTACAGTAACCGATGGAGTAGATACAGATTGATGTATCTCAAAACGCATCTCTTATGTGTGCATTGCCTCAAGCAGAACTGCTACATGCCTGCAACCATTGTAGATCACATCATCCCGATACAGGGTGAAGCGGATGTGCTGTTTTGGCCTGCATCCAATCATAAAGCACTATGCCAGACCTGCCATAACCGTAAGACCGTCCAGACAGATCCCATCACCAAAGCCAAGCGCAAACAGGGAAGCTATCAGGAACAGGAAGCAGAAGCCGTACGTTCGGAATAATAACAAACTGAAATAACGGGGTAGGGGTAGGGGTAGGGGTAGGGGTATCAAAAATGACAAACGCCCCTCTGAGCGGAACCGCCCACTCCTTCAATTTTTACGCACGGCAATTTTTTTGAAAATAAATCACAAGGAACAGAGAACATTATGGCAAGAGCACCCAAACCGCCTACTTATTTAAATGATATTGCCGCCAGTCAGTGGAAGGCCAAAGGTAAAATCTTAAGCGAGCGGGAAGACCTGAACGCCGCCGATTGGAACAATTTAGAACTGTATTGCGTCAACTATGCCATTTACCGAAAGGCTGTGGCAGACCTTGATATCAGAGGCTTTAGCATTGTGAACAGTCAGGGCAGTGAAAGCCGTAATCCATCACTGAGCGCCAAAGCTGACGCTGAAAAAATCATGATAAAAATGTCGGCGTTGCTGGGTTTTGATCCGGTATCACGGCGGAAAAATCCGGTGGAAACAGAGGAAGAGGACGAGCTAGACCGACTATGAACGCATGGGAACAATACGCTTTTGATATCGAAAACGGCACAATTCCGGCCGGTAAACGGGTAAAACAGGCGGTGAATCGTTACTTTAACGACCTGAATAACCCGCTTTATGTGTTTGATTCGGAGGTGGTGGCACGGTTTATTGCCTTTTCCCGTTACTGTCCGCACGTCAAAGGCCACTTGCGCGGTAAACCGATTATATTAGAGCCGTGGCAGCAGTTCGCTTTTGCTAACCTGTTTGGCTTCAAGATCAAAGCAACCGGACGCCGAAAATATCGCAGTGCTTATATTCAGGTGCCGCGCAAAAATGCCAAATCCACCGTTGCTGCGATACTGGCAAATTGGTTTCTGGTGATGGAGTCAGGTCAGCAGGATATCTACACCGCCGCCGTGAGTCGCGATCAGGCGCGTATTGTGTTTGATGATGCCCGCCAGATGTGCTTGTTATCAAAACCGCTTAAAAAACGGGTAACTGTCCAACAGCATAAAGTAACCTATGCCAAGAGCAACAGCCTGCTAAAACCACTGGCTGCCAAAGCTGCCACGATTGAAGGGACTAATCCTAGTCTGGCAATTGTCGATGAGTATCATTTACACCCTGATAACGCTGTATATTCTGCCCTTGAGTTGGGAATGGGTGCTCGTCCAGAAGGTATACTGTTTGCCATCACCACGGCAGGCAGCAATGTAATTTCAGCCTGTAAACAACATTATGATTATTGTTGCCAGATACTGAGCGGAGAAGAACTGAACGAATCGCTGTTTGCGTTGATCTACGAGCTGGACGACGAGAACGAAATTGATAATGACGCACTTTGGATAAAGGCCAATCCCAATCTGAATATCTCCGTGGACAGTGCTGCGTTGCATGACACCATCCAGAAAGCGCGGGGCATTCCCTCACAATGGACAGAAATGCTGACCAAACGCTTTAATATCTGGTGTCAGGGTGAAACACCGTGGATGGGCGAAGGGGCATGGAAAGCTTGCCAGACAGATTATGATGAAAACGACCTCAAAGGATTAGAGTGTTACGCTGGGTTAGATTTGTCCTCAACAGGTGATATCACTAGTATTTGTTACACGTTCCCCGTGGATAATGAGCTGTTATTACTAACCCGCCATTACTTACCCGAAGCCCAGTTACAGAATCCTGCCAATAAGAACCGGGCTGTTTATCGCCAATGGGTACAGGCAGGTTGGATACGCACTACCGTAGGCGATTGCATTGATTATGACCGTATCCGTGATGACATTCTTAAAGACAGCCAGCACTTTGATATCAAGCTGGTGGGCTTTGATACATGGAACGCCACCCACTTACGAACACAATTACAGGGCGCAGGCTTGGACGTTGAACCATTCCCACAAACCTATATGCGCTTTAGCCCTGTGGCTAAATCTGCCGAGGTGTTTGTTAACCGCAAAATCATTCGTCACAACGGCGATCCTCTGCTCGCATGGGCGATGTCTAATGTGGTTATGGAAACGGACGCTAACGCTAATATCAAACCGAATAAGAAGAAATCTGCGAATAAAATCGATCCTGCGATTGCGTTCCTGATGAGTTTTGGTACATGGCAAGCTGAGCATGAAGAGTTTGTGTCTAGCTTAAGTGAGGAACAGAAACAGAGACTAGATGACTTTGACGGAATTTAGATAACTAATTGCTTTTTTTAATTCCTGTGCAGTATGGGAATTAATGAAATCAAATGCTCGAAAGGTTAAATATCACACACCTTTTGGAATTAGTCGCTACCTCATCTGACTGTGTACTGTAGAAAGGAGCGACTAAATCTGACAGTCAGCTTGAGCGAGGAGCAGACATTGACGCTATCTTAGGGACTTCATTAAACGCAACGTAATACACTCTTCGCGGCTATTTGTTACATTTTTTCTCTATCAAACAGCAGGTTCTCTATTGCTTTGTATATATCTACCCACGTACCGTCTAAATTGGCATAAGGAATCAATTTATATTCCTCTTTCGCCGATGATGCGGTCTTTGTTCCACTGTGAGATAATTATAACCAATCTCCTATAATGAGGGAGATTTAATCTCGAGGGTTTAATTCCCCGTCGCTTGCGACGGGGATGTTTATTTATGGCAGTCTTACTGAGAGATAGGTGGGCTTTAACTCGTGCTTTGTGAGAATTAGAGCGAACAGAATACTCGTCTCTAGCTACTCTTTGTTAGAATTTTGCATAGAAAGCTTCGATAAATTCGTTGCTCGGCATGCCAACCACATATGGAGTAATATTTACGATCTTTGCTGTTATATCTACGCTATTAACGAATGCAATGCCTGCAAAATCATTTTGGCCAGAGCTAGGGCGAAACTGGCAGAATGCAGTGCTAGTAGTCACCCAGCGCTTATCAATAAAAGCAACCACTTTGTAGTCTCCAATCTTAGTGTAAATATGGGGATCTTTTTTCAAGTCGCTTTTAAATATTGTTGTGTAATCGGATAAGCAGTTGGGCATTCGTATGTTTTTTGTCCTGAAACGGCGATCAAAACTTATGTACATTCCTTTTATAAGAGAAGGCTGCGTGAGTGCAGTCTCAATTGGCACAGCTTTTAATTCCACCATGCTTAAAAGTTTACTAAAGCCAGCCATTAGGCCATTTAGCTCCCAGCCTAACTCATGTAATGCTTTAATTCGGCCATAGCGCGAAAGATCTAGCGAATACCCATATCTAGAACATAACAAAGAAAGTCGTGGTACGTTTATGTAATACATCTGGTGGAGCTTGGTATCCCAGATAGGATTACTGGCCAGATTTTCAGAAATCCAATTTTCATGTGATTTTTTTATTTCTAGTAATCTATCAACAGGGTAAGAACTTGGGTTATCATCAATTACCTTGTGATGCATAAGACAGAGCAGAAGCAAGTTTCTTTCAGAATTTCTTGTTGATAGGGTAAGATCGGATATTCCTCGTGGGCCGTCTTTTTTTTCTGCAACTATATGTGCAACTTCGCCAACTAAATGGGTCAGTTCTTTGGCTTCATCATTTAGCAATAAGTCTTCTCTGCAAATAGAGCACTTACCTGCAGCTTTAGACCAAATCACTTTTTTTAACTTCTCTGATACTGGCACACGGCCTCCATGCCTTTAACGTTGATAACATATATATTTTTGTAGTGACAGCGAAATTTTAATAAAACAATCACCTAACCTAGCTTGGTTATGTAATTCTACATTAAATAAATATTTGGATATGAAAAAGTAATAGGGTTGCTTTTTTCTCATTCACTTCTCTACAAGTTTCATCACAATTTCTCATAATGGCACTGAGCTGGCTGTCATATTTGCTTAAACTCAGAGTAGCAAGGGCATAGCTCTCATCTGGACAGCATATAACGTAAAAGTTAAGCGTTTATACTGGTTCGCTTATTGAACCAGATAAACCAATCAGCTAAAGTGGCCCCGCCATTGGCAAAATCCGATGGTCAGGGTTTCGCAGCCTTGTAAACATACCCCACTGGTAGGAAATTTCTACCAGTGTGTCTGCTATCGCCTATTCAATGGCGGTTCTGATAGGGGAGGTTTCGGCCTCGCCGGATGGGTATGTTCCGGTACTGCGAACTCTGTCTGAATCGCCACCATCAATGTTCAATTAATGGAAGGGGTAGCAGGAATGAATAACGTTAGAAATGATTGGCATCAAGCTGATATCATCGCTGCATTACGTAAGCGCGGTACAACTTTAGCGGCTGTTTCTCGTGAATCTGGCCTCAGTTCATCTACACTGGCAAATACTCTCAGCAGACCGTGGCCTAAAGGCGAATGGATTATTGCTAACTATCTCGAAATACACCCATCTGAAATCTGGCCGAGTCGCTATTTTGATTCGTATGGTGAATTGATTGAACGTAAGGTTCGGGATAAATCATAAAAATAATCAGTTCCATTTGAAAATCATCGGGAAGATAGCCGTAACGGGGTATCTTCTCACTAGCAGTAACATTCGTCATTATCACTTCAATAGCTTAGAACGTTTAGTGTACTGACCACGTTTTATTGTTCATACATTCACTCTCATTCTTTCTTTTCTTTTGCCTTGTTTTTATCTTATGCTTTGTTTATAGATTTGTTCAGTGTTCTATGTATAAACAATTATATAAATAAACAAGAACAAACTCGTTTAAAAATGAGGATTATTTATTCAATATCAATTGGTTGTATTTAAATTGCGAGTATAGACTATATAATTACTCAAGGCAGTTTTCATGGCGTATACTGATGCGCTATCTCTTTTTTTTGTTTAGTAGATTGATGCGGTATACATGGCTGGAAAAAAACCAACTAACAACAGTATGGCTGAACCAAAAGATCGCCAAGTGGAAGGGCTGAAACTTCCACCACACTCTTTGGAAGCAGAGCAATCCGTGTTGGGCGGTTTGATGCTGGATAATGAACGTTGGGATAATGTTTCCGAGCGAGTTGTCAGCAATGATTTTTTCAGTCGCCCACATAGACGTATCTTTGCTGAAATGCAGCGTTTGCTTGAAACAGGTAAACCTATCGATTTGATTACATTGTCAGAGTCCCTTGAACTAAATGGGGAGCTGGATAATGTTGGTGGGTTCGCCTATTTGGCCGAGTTGTCAAAAAATACCCCAAGCGCTGCGAATATTAATGCTTATGCAGATATTGTCCGTGAACGTGCCGTCGTTCGCGACATGATTGCGGTAGCTAATGAAATCGCGGATGCGGGTTATGATCCCCAAGGGAGAAACAGTGAAGAGTTGCTGGATTTGGCGGAGTCCCGGGTATTCCAAATTGCCGAAAATAGGGCGAATAAAGATGAAGGCCCGAAAGGTATTGAACAAATTCTGGAAGAAACCGTTGAACGGATTGAGCAACTTTATCAGCGTCCACATGATGGTGTAACGGGAGTTTCTACTGGCTATCAGGATCTGGATAAAAAAACTGCCGGACTGCAAAAATCAGACTTAATCATTGTAGCGGCCCGTCCTTCAATGGGTAAAACCACGTTTGCGATGAACTTGTGTGAAAACGCAGCGATGATGCAGGACAAGCCCGTTCTGATTTTCAGTCTTGAGATGCCCGGCAATCAGATCATGATGCGTATGCTGGCGTCCCTTTCCCGTGTGGACCAAACGCGCATTCGTACTGGTCAGCTTGATGATGAAGATTGGGCGCGTATTTCCAGCACCATGGGGATCCTGCTGGAAAAGCGCAATATGTATATTGATGACTCATCTGGTTTGACCCCGACAGAAGTCCGTTCTCGTGCTCGACGGGTTTTCCGCGAACATGGCGGGCTTAGCTTGATTATGATCGACTACCTGCAATTGATGCGGGTGCCTTCTTTATCTGACAACCGGACGCTGGAAATCGCGGAAATATCCCGCTCACTGAAAGCACTGGCGAAAGAGCTTCAAGTGCCGGTTGTTGCACTTTCCCAGCTTAACCGTGGCTTGGAACAACGAGCTGACAAACGTCCGGTTAACTCCGACCTGCGTGAATCAGGCTCCATCGAACAGGATGCTGATTTGATCATGTTTATCTATCGTGACGAGGTTTATCACGACAACAGTGAACTGAAAGGTGTAGCAGAAATTATTCTTGGTAAACAGCGTAACGGTCCTATCGGTTCGGTAAGGTTGACATTTAATGGACAATGGTCACGGTTCGATAACTATGCAGGACCAAGCTATAGCGACGAATAA